ATTTGAATGGAGTTATCCTGCAATGTATCTACAACTCTTTCAAGTCTTTCAATTATAGCAGTATTTAAATTTTGATTCTGTTCCATAATTGATATCAATTAGGTTTTATGTTTCTGATATGCTTTAATCTTTTATCATAAAACAATTCACCCGCTTCAAAGGGAGAAACTCTTTCGATTTTAATCTGTCTAATAAAACGAGGATTAAATAACATTCTAAATTTTACCATCAAATCATTAGGAGAAGATCCATATATGATAGTAGTCCCCATCTCAGGTACAGTTACTTTATATTGATACAAACGGGAGGGTCTATCGCAAGGGGCAGCTGCCGATTCTTTCATTGATGAAAGTTGACTCTTTTTCGCCCGTTTTTTCTTAGCATTGTTCATAACAGATGATGCAGTATCAATAGGTTTATCTGGGAGAGAAATTCCTTTGCTATCAAATCCAGGACGATCTGCCTGCATAACATTCTTTTTGGGGGTTGTAGGTGTTGTTGATGAAGGTAATTTAGATTTAGGTGCATCAAATTTAGGTAAATTTCCAATTGTACTTTGTCCCATAGAGGATGTACTACCAGCCATACTACCACTCATGCGGGCAGGAAACCCTGACCCTGTAGGAGTAGATGGTTTTTGTGCGGGTTGTTGTTTAGGTTTAGAACCCATTACACCTTTAACTGCATTACCAACTCCTTTCAAAATACCACCAAGAAACTCATTGATCTGCTCTTCGCTTAAATCATAACCTTGCTCTCTGAGTTTATTAATTCTCTCCAATTGTTTTTCTAAAATAACATCATCTAATTTTTCCTGGTAACTACGATGGTCTTCTGCCTTCAATGTATTACCAGGCATCACAAGTTTCTTATCCTTTTTACTCTTAACCTTCCTCCGAAATTTCATGACAGGATCATATCCAGCATTAGGTCCAGTCGCATCTGCGCTGGCACTAAAACCTCCATTTCCAACTGCCATCATTTCTTCTTGCATTAGATTGACTCCAATTGTAAACTCACATGACCATCAATATCTAATTCAGGTAAGAACCCTATAGGATATTTATTCAAATAAATAAGAAACGTTTTCATAAGGGACCAATACTCTTTTCCCATATAAAGAAATAAGAGAGGTGTTGCTGCTTCACCAAAAACATTATATATGATAATCAAATGATTGAGTATTAAAGGTATTCTCAACTCATCATTCTTTAAATATCTTTTAAAAAGACGCTTCAAATATTTAAAGCGTCTCATATCCTCATCAAAATCATCTCGTGTATGACACTGAGGATTATTATAATGTTTCATGGCGAACAGAATAGCGTTATTGTTATTCAGTTCGTCAAACATTTATTAACTACCAAATGTAAGTGTTGCTGCTCCGTCAGAAATAATTTCCTCAGTACCACCTGCAGAGGTGATCTTGACACGATACTTATAACCGTCAAGCGAATCATCACCGAGACTGCTGTATGCCAGAGTCGCAGTAGTGAAGTCTGCATAGGTTACACCAGTGTCAAGAGATGCGCTGATGTTGACCCAACGGGTTGTTGCCGCAGCGGTCTGACGTTGCCACTGATAGGACAGAGCACCAGGTGTTCCTGATGTGGAAGTGCTGAGGGTAAATGTGCCTGCACCAGAGGAGGAAGTAGAAGCAGCGGGTTGTGCCGAGATGGTCACTGCAGATGCTACGTCTGCTGCAATAGTATCATCACTCAGAGTCTCATCTGCGTTTGCCTCAGGATTAGTGAGGATCATCAGGTGCTCTGCCTTATGACGAGTGTTGCCATTGTGATCGGTGTAGGTGCGATATGCCCACCAACCAGGTGAGGTGATACCACGCACTTTGTTTTCGTTCAGACCTGCCTCGGTCTCGTCAACGAATACAATAGTTTCTGTTACAGACCCTGCGCCATTACCTCTAGTCAAGCCGACTTGGGTCTGATTGGCGGTAGAGTCAACTCTTCCGTATAAAGACATTGTGCTCTCCGAATATTTTCCGTATATTTATTTATAATTAACGTGCTTTAATAGCCTCCTCTACCTTGTGTAGAAGACGATCATCCATGTCAGTCTTAGTTAATTTGACTGCTTTTTTAAGAATAATAAGACACACATCAATAAGCTTTTCGCCAAGCTCCTCGTCGTCGGGGAGCTTAGCGACAGCATCCGTAATAATCTTTTGTGCTAATGGAAGTAAGAATGCTAACATGACTAGTACCTATATAATCGGGTCTAATCTATATATGCTCAGTCGAAACGAGATGTGTGTTTCGCCATAGCATCGTCATCTTTCTTTTGCTTCTTAGTCTTACCATGCTTGAGAAGACGCTCGGTGTACTTGTTAACTCTTCTGTTATGAGTTTCAAGTTCACTTTCCTTTTCACCTCTCTTCTTCTTACTAGTGCGCTTGGCACCAGGGAAGTTTTTCTGGTGCTCTCTTGCTTCAACTGATTTGTTGATGTCAAGTTTCTTACCAGTCTTCTTTTCATAATCATCAAGAACGCCTTGACGCTTCTTGACTCTTTCTAAAGACTTCTTAGCATCTTCCCCTCTATCTTCACTCAAGGCATTAATTACACCAAAAGATCTTAATCTACTAGATTCATTGAATTTACTCCAATCAATCGAAGATGATCCCGGTTTCTTTCCAGTAGGTACTTTCTTTATCGGTTTTGGTCCACCCGAACTTGGAGAAGATGAAGGACTAGGCGGTTTGTTTACACTTGGTTTTGGTGCACCCGAATTATTAAATCCAGGACGACCTGCCTGCATCGGTTTTGGTTTAGGACCAGAAGTAGTAGGTTTATTATTTGCAATAGAAACATTGTTTGCTTTCATGGCAGCTTTGTAAAAACCGCCTTTGCCCTTGCCACCACCAAAGATGGGGCTCTTATACATCATCTTCTGCGTGAAAGCTGACATTGGTCTATATGCGGATGGACCAGTTCCATATTGACCAGGACGACCGCGAGGCATTTGGGGAATAGGTACAAATCCTTGCTCATCATCATTTTTGTCAACTTGGAATCGGTTTCCTACAACTTTACCACCACCCATGCTTCCTAGAGGAGACTTGAATGCACCTGGATTAGCCTTGAATGCAGACTTAAAATCCTTTTTGCTATCGTAAGTGCTACCTTTCTTTGCTTCAATAGAACCGGGCAGTGCTTCATCAATTTGATCACCTTCTGGTTCATAACCAGCAGTCTCAAGAGACTTCTTACCTTTTGCCAAAGGAAGTTGAGGACCAGTCCTCTTCATAAAAGCATCTTTTTCATTGGGATTTGTAGTACCTTTACCCTTGTCATAGATCTTTTTGCCTTTCATGGCACCTCTATGACCAGGACCGATATCAAAACTCGCTTCAGTCAAGTCGGTTTCAGTTTCGTAGCCTTCTTGATAGCCTTCTTCTGAAACTTCTTCTTGACTGACATACGCATAGCCCTCCGTAGATACTGTTTTTTCGTCACCTAAATCATCTTTGCGGCGTTTTTGCTGACACTTCATACAATCACAGTCTTCACCATGATTCTTTTTTACATCACCACCCTTAGAATAGGAACCGCAACCCCCTTCTAAGAGATCATCTTTCTTAGGATTTAATTTAATTTTGGTTTTTTTTTCAACCAAATAGTCAGCAAATCCTAAGAAAGATTCTTTCTTAGTTTTCTTCTTGACTTCACCGCCTTTTGATTTACCTTGATAAGGTTCTACCTTAATTGGTGTTGGTGTTTTGACTTCGGGTGCCTTCGCCCTAATCGGAGGATTAGATGGCATTCCTTTACCGGATGTGCCAGATCCAAATGTACCGTCTCTCCCAGAACCAGTGTTAGCAGGTACTACTGCTGGCGGAGTCTTTGGTGTGTTAACGCTCTTAATCGCTTTGTCTACAGATGCCTGCCTTTCGGTTTGCTTCTTATTAATCTTGTCGGCGTTAGGAGACTGTGCAATAGAAGCAGCCTTAGCATCCTGTCTAGCTTTTTCATTTCCTGCATTACGGCTCTTACGATCCTTAATGTACTTCTGCATCAAAGGATTGGTAGACTTCGATGTACCTCTAGTGGCATCACGCTTTGCTTTTGCTGCAGCAAGTTTTGGATTTGCCTTTTTCCATGCTGCCATACCAGCAGACTCAGCATCTTTTGTTGCTTTCTTCTTGGCATCACCTGTTGCTGCATTAGCAGCAGCTCTCTTCGTAACATACTCAGCGTTCCTAGTATCATTCTTAGCAGAAGGTTTCTTAGGTTTGGGTGAAGAAGGAGGATTGTCTCTGGTTTGTTTTGCTAGTCTGCTTTTGTTTGCAGCATTTTTTGCTCTTTCTTGATCAGCTGCAGCATCAGCGGCAGTATAGTTAGAACTATCCTTTGTATCTGCTTTTGTTTTTGTTTTTGTTTTTGGATCTTTACTACCACCAGAACCATACTGATTAGTTCCAAAGAACTCAGCAGGATTTTTGCTTCTATCTTTTTGATTCCTTGCAGTAATTTCGTCGTCCTTATCGGTTCTTTTTGGCGGTGCCCTACGAGCCTTTTCTGGTCTTGTTTCACCGTCTACTGCCTGTCCTTTCCTATTAAAAGATGTAGTATGCCCAAATCCTGTTTGTGGAGTTCTATCACCAGATCTTACAGCCGGTTCATTGGACCTACTGGGTTCAGGAACTACAGTACGAATACCTTTTTTAACAATATCACCCAGTCCAAGAACACCTCGCTGCAGCAAATTTAGGTCCTTTTTTTTCTCGTGTAAGTCGGAAAAGTTTTTAAATGATTTCATTGTTCAACCTCCGTAATTGTCGCGTGCTTTTTCATCACCCATTTTAGAGAAACGTTCTCTCTCTTTTTGTCTAGCAATAGCACTCACAATCTTGGCAGACTTTTTGCGTGCCTTTTCTTTCTCATCAGGATCATCAGCAGAAAGAGACTTTCTTGCTAAGTTACCCGCTCTACGATACATTGAATTCTCTTTCTTTTTATCGATTTCTTTGTAACCTTCTTCGATTACATGTTCGATTTCTTGGATAGAGAAAAGACCAGATTCATACAGATGTGCAATCTGTTCATAATCTTCACCTAAGCGATTTGCAAGTTTATCACTGCCGCTGGATACTGCACGAGACAGTTTACCAACACCTTTTTTCAGAGCACCCTTAAGTACACCACCAACTCTCTGAATGAAAGTAGGTTTCTCCCCTTTACTCTTACCACCTGATTTACCGGAACCGGATTCACCTCTAGCATCACCTCTAATACTAGAGAGGATGTCATCTAACTTACCACCTGTTTTGTCACCATCATCATCAGATTTTTTCTTTTTACCATCACCACGCTCCATAGCAGCCTTCTTAGACTTCTTACGTTGTGCTTGGAACTCACCAACACCATGACCAATAGCACGACCGCCAGCACCAATTACTGCTTTGGCACCTGCCTTAAGACGCTCACCTGCTTTTGCAGCAGCGGACTTAAGACGATCCATAGCGGAAGGTTTCTTTTTATCATCATCCTTCTCCTCTTCCTCCATGAGGATGCCACAGATTTCAAGTTCCTCACAGATTTCAAAAAGATCCTGATCATCTTCTGCCATTTCAAGAATAGCATCCTCAAAGAATGCTACGAGTTCTTCGTCAGACACATCATCAAAATTACACCCCTCAATGAAGAGTTCCTCTTCTTCAGAGAATGCAAGCGATTCCTTTCTAGCCTTCACCATATTTCGAGGAATATTTTCCCTGGTTCTTTCTCTTGCACTATCAAAGGTACTCTTTACATTTGATACTTTTTTCTTTAAGTATGCAGGTCCCTTTGTTATTGCTCTTTCAGTACCACCAACAATATTTCCAGCAAGTCTTGCAGCCTTATCAGCAAATTCCCCTACTGGTCCTTCAAAGATATCGTCAAGTTCATCATGAATAACTTCTTCTTTATGTGCTTTCTTTTTCTCACCACCTTTGGAGAATCCGAGAAGTCCCTTCGTGGTAGGTTTCTTGCCCATTGCCTGACCAGCAAGACCGCCGATGCCAGTGCTGGCACCCTTCATGAATCCGCCTTTCTTACCCATGTTCATGAGTCCGCCGACGAGACCACCAAGAAGTTCATTCAGTTGCTCCTCACTCAGTTGAAGAAGATCGTTAACGAGTGCTTCCTTGAGCATATCACCTTCCGGTTCATAAACAGCATCCCTTGCTCTGCCACCAGGAGTCATCTCATCAAGCATATTTGCTACCATATCAACATGGACATTCTCTTTCTTTACAGGACCACCTTTAGAGCGACCCATCAATTTATCCATCTGCATTTTACGATCACCCAGAGCGCCGCCAACTCTGTGAACCATGCCACTACCAGTCTTATTACCAACAGGACCCTTTGTTTGTGTCTTAGCAAGAGGGTTCTTAATATCTAAATTGGGATGACCAATATAACCATCACCTTTCCTACCGCCAATAAATTCAAGAACAACATCAAGTTGCTCCTCGTGATTTGCCGATAATAGAGAATCAACAAATTCTTCTACTTCCTCTTTTTTAAGTCTGCTCCAACCAAATCCCTTAGGAGATCCCTTTAGTTTGGACCCGCCAGTTTGACCGCCAGATTGACCGCCAGCAGGACCGCCTGATCCTGAACCGCCAGCAGAACCCTTTGCACCCATAGTAGCAGTAGTTTTATTCAAACCCCTACCAGTTTGAACACCATGAACATTCTCACCGGGTTGACGACGTTCACCTTTAGTAGTGTATTTGGTGTTACGGTTCCATGGAAGCGCATCAGTTACATCGGCAGCCATTTTAGCCAACCCTTCTTCTACCGCTGCCACCTCCTCACTACGAGTCTTGATGGCTTTACCACGAACCTTACGGCGATTCAAAAGATACTTATCGGACTTATCATGATCTCCATCATTATCAATATCCTTATCTTCTTGTCCAACAGGATCTAGTTTTTTGCCTTCATACACTTGCCTGAGTGCATCAGACATGTCAATTGGTTTAGGATCGTACATTTTACTCAGCGGTCTTATCCTTTTTATTTATCTTCTTTCTACCTTCACCTGGTGTCAATTTTATCATATAATCTCTAAGTTCAGATGTACCAACCTCACCTGCAGGTGTCCAATTAAAATATTTAAGATCATTAATCTCATGAAGATCCTTTAACCATGATCTAAAAATATTATCATTCTCATCAACATAGATGACATAATTACTACCACGACTAACAACTTTTCCAATAACTCCAGTGTTTACATTCTCAACTATCGCACCAATATTAAATAAGACATCATCAAAATATGCTTCCCTTAAACCCTGAGGATCTAACTTAGGAGCGATCTCATGTAAGTCATATGAAACTTCTGCAAAATCACTAAACTCCTCAACCTGCATAGAACCCCTAAGAGTATTATAAAGTTCTTGCTTATCTTTTCTACTTAATCCTTCAGGCATACCAGCAACAAAGGTATCATAATCATCTTCCGCTGCTGCTTGTCTAAGTTTAGATGCAGACATACCTTCAACACCTTCAGAATCTGGGTCTCTATTGCCTGCAGATACTACATTAATTTTTTCAAAATTATACAGTTTGCCGTTGTACTTGTTTGCTAACGAGTTAAACTCACTAACCCTGTCACCTCCCACAACCAAAGTAACGCCGCTATACCCCTCACTATCGAGAGCGGTGAGAACATCAAAAATACTACGCATATTATCATTCGCGATAATTGCATTAGAGTGATCGGGATATGCCTTCCGCATAAATTTAATTTTAGTACCCGGATCGAGAGGATTCTTTTTGGGGTCCTGCGATCTACTGGGATATATTCTATACTCTCCATTCTTTGCCTCTCGGGCGACTCTTTTTATTAGAGATTCATGTCCGATAGTAGGGGGATTAAATCTTCCAAAAGTAATAGCAATCGTACCTTGATCGACCGCACCCGAGCCATCTCCAGTTTCTTCTGCTCCATTCTGTTGATCAGCAACTGCTTGGGTACTAGGATCTAATTGTACAAGTTTTCCGTCCTGAGACATATGAGTAACTTCGCCACGTTCGTTGGCGTATCTACCATACCCTACATGTGTCAGTCTTAATTTTTCTGCGTCCTGTGATGCGCGAGATCTTGCCGCTTCAGTTAGGAAAGCACTAAAACTTTTCATTCTACCAATTTTTTTTAAGATTAAAGTTTGCTTTACTAAAAGTCAGTCGATCTACAATTTTATATGGATTGTTCGAGATTATTACAAAGCCTTCGTGTGAAGATGGTTTACCATCAATGAAACATTCAACATTCCCATTTGTGACAATCGCATCCAGTAGACGCTGTTTCAGTTGGAAGATTTTATGCCACACCATAAGGGTCTGAACATTAACCTCTTGTTTATATTTAGCATCCATAGCAGCGTACATAACTCCGGCACTCGGAATGCTGCCAGCGCGAATAAATTTATTGACAAAGGTCCTCAAATACAATCTAGTGTGCTTGTCTTTAGATACCTTACACTGAGGAATCAATGTAAGAATCTCAGCAATCAATTTGGGTGCAAACCATTTACTAACACGAGCATCAGTAGTATCGATGAACTCGGTGCCTAGTGCAGACGAAAGTTTAACACCAATATGTGCCTCAGCATTAGGAGATACCTCAGTGTACCTGGTGTGAGGTGCTACAATAATATCCCTAGTAACAGGAGAATCAAACCGATAACTAATAGTGTTGGGAGTATATGTCCTGCCGCCACCAACACCAATAAAGTCAGCTTGAACAATATCATTAATACGGGGAAGATTATGAAGACACAAACGAAGGATATCAGCGACCCTACCAGTATGGTTTTGATCGATATCTTCTTGGGTATAATTAATTTTGACTTTAATTTTGTTAAAGACTGACTTTGTTCCCACAAAAAACTTGCCATTTTCAGGATTAGTACCAAAAACAATTGCGGGAGCACCGTCCCATTTGACACTGACTTTACTACAGAGAACTGCCTGCCGGACAGCATCAAGTGCCACACGACGACCGTCGAAGATAGAATCCTCTAGGTGTTCAAGGTGTTTGTTGGGCATGTCCCTCGTGTCTATACCACTATTATAGCATGTCAAAGTTGAGTCGCACATAGGGTTGTGACAGTTTAAATACCGGACCTAAGGATCTTTTTAAATTCTGGCGTGATGCCAGCAAAGAACTGAGGCATGGCGGTAAATGATCCTTTATATCTTAACTCAATATCAAGAACGGGGGTCTTTCCTTTATACAAAGTAAAGAAAACTTTTGCTGCATCTCTAGCAAAAGTTTTCTGCTTATCCAATTCCATTCTTGCGGGTTGTTTTGCTAACGTTGCCATGGCAATCATAACACTATGAATATCAACCATATTGGCATTACCAACACTAGGTTTTAAATTATTATCAACAGTACCAACACCTTCCGTTAGATAGAATCCAAACTCAGCTTGCTTCCATGTGTTTAGTTCGTCTAAAAGATTTACCTTAAGAACTCTTGTTAGTAACGCATCCGCAAGGGTATTACTAACAGCAGGTTTATTCATAATTTCAAGAAATCCAGAGTACAAAGGATTCAATCGACCACCCGTACTCTTCAACTGATCATTAACATAATTTCTAAAACTTTTTTGTGAGGGAGAACTACCAGATTTAATAAGACCATCTCTAGAAAGTTCGTTCTCTCCTTTAAGATTAATCAGTGCAATCTGTTCAACCTTTTTTCCTTTCTGTCTAGCAACTTTCATATCCCACAATACCTTTGCATCCTGTACATTACTAGGATTTAATTTTGCAATATCCTTTTTCGCAACACCAATATTCTCAAGGGGACCACCCTTTTGACATGCCTGTTTAATTACACCGGCAAAAAATTTAATTCTATGTTCGTTTAGTTGTGCTCTAACTGGTGCAAGTTTTGGACCCTCAATGAATTTTGAGAATGCGTTATTAATTAGAGTTGGACTTGCTGCAGTTGTTGCTGGTTTCTTTTTCAAAGAGATACCAACATATGTTTTAGGAGGATAAAACAAAATGACATCGGAGGAGTTGTAGTCCGCCATGCCATATGCGTTGATCTTAAATTTTTCTACGTCCCTATGCCATTTATTACCAGTTAAATATACTCTTGCCGGAATACCAGGACTAACTTCTTTTCTAGTTCCAATAACAGCAGAAATTGCTGCTGCCATATCAGCATATACTTTTTTCTTTGCTGCATCATTTGGAAGTTGAATGGCAGCAATCATTCCATTTTTAGTTACATTACCCGCAGCATCTAAAACATTATTTCCTTGAAGATTCTGCAATATTTTAGCATACAAAGAATCAAATACAGCAGGATCTGTTTTTGCTTGCATTAGTTCGACTGTAGGCAGAAACGCTGCTCCTGCATACAGTCCTTCCGAAGGTTCGTATGCCATACCCTAACATTATTTTTAAGTATTTAGTGAAGGTTATGCCAGACAGCACCGATATTCATCTTACCATGAAAGTAACCAGAAACGATCACACTAAGTGTCGCTGCTATCACCCCCAGAAACATCAGACTCGGAACTATCGGGTTCTTCGGTAATGTCGGATTCGATGATGTATCGTCGGGTTCGGTTTCCTCTGGAGTCGAGGGTTTCGGTTCGATACCATCTTCCATCAACCAGCTCCGCTATGCTCGTTAGCAGGTTTTCCGCTATCGCTTTGTTGCTCGCTTGCTTCCACCTTGGAATGATGTTGGAGTCGTTCGGGGTTGTCATTTACTGAGGGAACGAAGGGTGTACGGGAAAGATTCTTGATTACAATGAAGGCATCTTTATTATACTTACGATGCCCTTTGGGTGATGACCACTTCTTATTGTAACCTTCAGGTTGCTCAATACCAGAGACCACAGTGCCTCCAATATCAATATGAATATCGTCATTGGTATCCCATCCGAGCGTTTGAATGGTTTGCCAGAGGTCTTCTTGTGTAAACTTCATACATCACCTTCCTTACGATTCTCGGAGAAGTGAACATCAAATGTACCTTCTGGATATCGAGCAGAAAGTTTCTCCACATTCATGGCAAGCACTTCATCGAGACTAATGTTCAGACCGATACATGCTTGAGCAACATACCACATGATGTCACCCAGTTCACGCTTCAGGTGAAACAGGTTTTCTTCATTGACAGATTTGCCCTGAAAGACAATCTTCTTGACAACTTCAGTAAACTCACCTGCCTCAGCAGACATTCCTACAGCAGCAGTAAGCAATCGCTCGGTAGGAAATCCCTGACCTTCAAGTTCTTGAAGACGATAAATGAATGCTTCATACTCTTTGGACGGTGTTGACGTAACTGCATTGACGAATTCAGCATACTTTTTAGGGTCAATCATACTTTAAATCTTGAAACGTTTTCTTTGTTGTAAATTTTTTAACAAGGTCAATTTGCTGTTCTTCAGATCCTTGACCAGAATCAACCAAATCTTTCTGAGCAGATTCCTCAACATCATACAACTTCATTTTGGATCTGTCAATACCTATACAGAACCTTTTGTTCATGGCAATATCATTATATCGATTCTTCAATTGCTTGACCATGATCTGATTCATGCCTTCAAGTTCTTCCGTACTAATAAGGGCAAACATAAGATCAGCAGTAGCAGGAAGACCAAAGGACTCTGAAGTATCAGTAAGGTCAACATCAGAGCTACCATAACCTGCACGAGTGGTCTGTGTAGCAGAGATGATAGGAACATTACACTCGCAAGCAAAACCTCTAAGTTCCTCTGCGATTGCTTTGACATATGTGTAGGAGTTGACAATGCTGCCTTTATATCGTTGGGACGCACAGATATTAAGGTAATCAACAAAGATAATATCGGGTTTAATACTCCGCTTAAGAGCAAGATCACTAACAAGAGACTTGAAATGTCCGACATGTGCAGATGCCGTAGGGTATTCTTTAATTATAAGTTTACCCTGAGTCTTCTTACTTAGTGTCTTGATCTTCTTATCGAACATAACCTTAGGAAGATCCGTCAATTTTTGAATGGGTATGTTGAGAAGATTCGCGTCAATACGTTCTGCGATTTTCTCCTCCGCCATTTCCAGTGTGATATAAAGGACGTTCTTACCCTGTAGGAGTGCTGAAGCGGCAACGTGGCACATAAACAAAGACTTGCCCACACCAGTACCAGCGAGTGCGATATTAAGAGTCTTATTAGGAAGACCCCCCTTGGTGATTTTATTAAAGAAGTCAAGATCGAACGGGATCTTGGCCTCTTTGCGATGGTAGAATTCATACCTTTGTTCTGCGTCTAGGACATAATCGTGACCTACATGCTGATCGAAAGAGACACCTAGTGCCTCTGAAAGAATTGAAGGAATAGCACCTTTATCCCTCTTGGTATCTTGACCGTCAGCAATCTTGACACTCTCCATAAGAGATAGGTAGATCGCACGCTCCTGACACCACTTCTCCGTAGTATCAACGAGCCAATCGTAGTCTGCGGTATCATCGGAAAGGACATTTAAAACCTCAAGAATTTCTTTGAATTGATCTTCGTTAAGATCTGTTCTCTCCTGACATTCTATAGCAATAGCGTTAAGAGATGGTAGAGAATCGTACTGATTCACATACTCATGAATCTCTAAGAAAATAATCTTATGAGACCTTTCTTGAAAGTAATCCATTTTAAGAAAAGGAAGAACTTTTCTTATGTACTTCTCACTATTAATGAGGTTGCTAAGAATAGTAAGTTCTAAACTCATAGGTAGTGTAAGTAAGATCCAACAATGGTTTTTGGTCCTGACACTGGAGAAAGTCCAGAGTGTCGATATTGCCATGTGGGAGGGAACACCAACATTCTACCACACTTTGGGGTAACTGCATAGTCCAATCTAGGAAATGAAGTCTCGCCACCCTCCTCTACATCATTGAGGTATAAAAATAAAACTAAAAATCTTTTAGCAGAATCATGATTTCCGACATCTACATGATCTTTAAATTGGTCGTAATCATTATTAGCATAGGTCTTAATACGAAACTGCTCAAATGCATATTGATCTGGAAAATCAGGTGCAACATCCAAATCATCGATATATTTTTTTGCAGTGTCTTGAAAGGTTTGTAGTAAAGTCTCGTAGAGAGAAACCCATAGAGGATCCTTTTCAAGATATCGTACAGATATATTTAGGTCCGAGAACGTAGGTCGCTGCCCTCTATCAATGTACTCTGGGTCGGACCTATCAAGACACGACAATATGCCATCACATACAGGTTTACTAAGAACGTTATCATAGACTTTAATATAATCCTTTAGATCAGTTGCCATAACGGAACTCCTGACGTGCTGCTTCGTCAAGTTGATCCATCACTTCGGGGGTAAAATACTTCTCCGGATCAGCGAGAATAGACTTAGGGTAAATAGCAGATTCACCAACAACGATCCGATTCCCCCGCTTGGTGAAGACTCCGTATTTCTCACCCAGTTCCAGTAGTCCGTAATAGCGGTCAAGTCCACGATCGTAGTAAAGACGGGTTTCAACATCACTGTTCTCCTTCGTTAGACGAGATTTTTGCGCTTTACATTTGATGATGTTACCAACAACCTCAGTGCCATCCTTCTCTTTTTTCTTAGTCAGATAGATGATAGTAGAAGATGCATACTTCAGTCCACTACCACCACCCATTTCTTTCATGGGCACATAAGAACCAATCACATCGTAAGTATGATTCGTGACCAACATGGGCACGTTTGCCTTGCCTAGTTTGAGTGTGAGCACCCTGAAGGCACCTTTGATAAGTTGACTCTTAGTCATGTCACGAACCTGCTTGTCAGCAGCAACGTCTGCAATCTCTTTTTCGGTGGAGAGCATACCAAGAGAGTCCAAGACGAACATCAATGGTTTACGATCTGCCTCATCCTGCTCCATATACTTGTCAAGGATACGACAAGACTGAGTTCGGAATTGTTCAATGGTTGCAACAGGTACAATCATCATACGATCGGATGCAATACCACGATCCTCAATCATCTGCTTAGAAATAGCAGACTCAGACTCAAAGTAAATTACTCCAGCATCGGGATTGCTGTCAAGGAAATGTTGGACAATACCAAGACAAAAGAAAGTCTTGCCAGTAGAAGACTCACCAGCGATAGCAGTGATCTTGTTTGAGGGGACTCCACCGTAAATTGAACCGCTAACCAAAGCATTGAAAATGTAACTACCAGTGTCAATGAAATCTGAAGTATCTCCTGCTGAGACACCATCACTGACAAGTCCTGCATATTCATTACCAATCTCCTTTGCCACATCCTGTAGAAAATTCACTCGTTGACCTCCAATAATGTTGTAATGTAATTAGAACGTTTCATGGCACGTTCAAACCATTGTGCTTCTTTCATATCTTTAAACACCTTTTCTTCTCGTGCAGAGAATCCGAAAGCACTTTGATATGAAACGATATATTTTTTAGTTGTATTCATCCAAATAGAAACTCCAGCGATGCGATTTTCTCAGGTTGCCATCCAATAGTATCCATAATGACTTTAATAGGTTCAAGGAAAGATTTCTCAAATTGTAGATCATAGTCCACATATCTGTCAAGTCCAAGTTCTCTCGGAAAGGTCTGTAGATAACTCAGAACATTCTCTCCGATTTTATTAGGATTCTTAAGATAAACAAACTTAATCTTATCACCATCACGAATTAAAGGATACTTATGGGTAAGTTTATTTTTCTTATTGTGGAAATTATATAGCAATGCACCTCTCACATGAATTGGTGTACCTTTGCCATAGATTACCGTTGGTGACGACCACTTATTTAGATTGTTACACCCTCTAGGAAATGAGATATCTTCGACTGGCAACTTGCTGAACTGTTCCCTAAAGTCGGAAATATATTTTTGGGCGTCCTCCTCAGTGCTACTCAAGATAACTTCGATACACTGACGAATTTTATCACGACAAACACCAGGAGTAGAAGATTTAACTGCCTCAATACCCATCATTTTTAATTTGGGTTTTGCATAACGAACACCTTCACTATCCCAAACATTCAAAACATATCGTTTCTTAGCAGTCCATATTCCTTTCTCAGCAATGTTCTCTCGCTTCATGAACATCTTTTGTTCATAAGCACCAACATAATTTGCTAGTTCTTGATACGATTTTTCAATGAACGGTTCTATTCTTTCTTTACATGCTGAGTCGATGAAGTTGACGATTCTTTCTGCACGAACATCCTGTGAAGGGAATACAGAACTGACAAGTAAATCAAGACAGATGTAAATGCTATCAGTATCAGAAGCGATAACATAATCATGATCCTCTGTTTTAAGTAATTTGTTTAGGTAAGTATTTACCTTGCTCTCAATCCATCTAATCGAGACTTGACCCGAGAGGGTAATTGCCTCAGCATTTGCCAGATTGTAGTATCGGAAGTATTGGTTTCCGATGGCACCATAGGCAGAGTTGAGTTGGATTTTTCTTGCCATTTGGATATTGTTAAATTTTGAAATATCCTTTTGTAGTGATGTGGTCTCTGCAGGTGTGGTGGCATGTTCAAGAGCTTGCTTAGACTTAAGCATTCTCTTCTTGTATATGGTCCGTTCATTGTAGATACTCTGCATCATTTCTGGTAGGAACCCAAGTATGTCCTTACGATACTGAGCACCGTTAGCACATACACAACAATCCCCATCAATATCTAGCGTTTCCTCAAGTATTCGATCAACCGTTGCTCTTGGATGTCTCTCGTCGATGAGGGTCTCTGGCGAGATATTGTACTGCATAATAAGATGAGGATACAGACTGTTAAGGTCAAAAGACACAACCCAATCATAGAGTCCTGGTTTCGGTTCTTTGACATATGCCCCTGCGTACTTAGCATCTTTCTCACGAATTTTTTTAGGAGGAACAACTACTTTCCTATCTGTAAGATAGTTATAGATCATGGTGTCCCACATACGCACCTGACTATACACATCTTCAAAGTTGGTCTTTGCATCATAACTCATCGTGATGGCAAGTTCCAACAACTTCATCTTATCTTCCAATCTGTCAATCAGTTCAACGTCTTGTATGTTGTATTCCATAAACTTCTGCCAATCACGGGTATAGAAGTCTTTGAAGTTTTCATATTCAGAGTGATCAATTTTTCTTTGACCGAGTTCGACGAAAGCGATATGATCGAGTCGGTAAGACTCCTGATTTGTATATGTAAACTTACGATATAGATCGAAATAGTCAAGAATGTTGATACCAGAGATATCATAAGCATAATTTTTACGCCCTTGTACATAGACTTCTCTTTCATTTGCACGACCCCATGGCGATAGTGATTTCATCCATTTCTCACCGAGCACACGATTCACTCGACGAGCAATATATGGTACGTCATATAGATTAATATTCCAACCCGTTAAGATATCAGGTGTATTTTGCGCCCACCATCCAAGAAAATGGTTAAGCATTTCATTCTCAGTCCAGAAAATAAACGCTTCCACACCTTCAGGTGGAGTAAACTCACGAGTTGCCCAACTGTAATACTTCTTAGTCACCATATCTTTAATGGTGATTGACAACATTTCTTCCGCTGCTTCATCAACATTGGGGAATCCATTCTCAGATTGCACCTCAATATCAAGAGCAAATATTTTCATCTGATTAATATTATAATCAATCTCACCAGGAAACTCTCTACGAATCCATTGGTATACAAATCTCTCGTAACCATGAACTTCAAATCCTTCTACGCCATCATATTGTTGAATGAATTCTCGGGCTTTCTTTGCTGTTTCAAACGTCATTGGAGTGACATTCTTACCACTCAAAGTCTTGAACTCTTCTTCTTTATTTGACAAGACATACAAAGTCGGGGAGAAGTTACAGCGAAACTGTACAGGTTCGCCGTGCTTGATTCCCCGATAGAGTATGGTGTCACCAGCAAGTTGAATGTTGGTGTAAAATACGCTCATGCTTTCTCGTAGATCTCAACTAGTTTGGGACTTGGGTCCAGTATAGTAAAGATCGACTCAGAAGTCAAGAACAAATCACGCTGCTCCGTGAATGGAGGAAAAGGAATAATAACATCCTCTTCCTTAATTTCATAGCAGTTTTCAATCAGCAAGCTGGGCTCCTCGTCTAGTTGAGTCACCTTTCCAATCAGGTACTCTCGTCTCTCTTTGAGTAAGATCAGTTTCACCTGACCCAGAATCATTTCTTCGTCCATTAGTTGCCTCCACTAATTCATTGTATTTTTCTAAGACAGCATCGAAAGTTTCATATGCTGTTACTACTTCATCCATTTTAACCATAACACTATCCTTAGATAACAATGGCATCCAAGGTGTTAGTGCGATTTCAGGTTCAGAGATTTTATGAATTTCCCCATCAGTTTCAGCGTTCATACCTCCAGTCATTACAACAGAGTATGGATGCCTGAGTTGAAGAGCAAATACCTCGTCCTTATTTTCAGGTGTTGTTACTTCATAAAGATCACAAATAACATCTTCACCATTTCTTAGTCTTACGATTCTTACGCTCATAACTCCTCCGTTCAATTTCATTGACTGCAAATTTAATAACATCCTTTAGGATCCTATCTTCATCTACGTTTTTATATTCTGCGATTGGTCTAACGAGTCGCAGAAGTTCTTCGCTATATGACGATGGAACTTCTACTGTTAGCAAATCGGTATCACCATCGTAATTATTCGGTTTTAAGTTTACATAAACATTCATAGTGTACCTCAAACAAAAAGAGACCCTAAGGTCTCTTTAGTTGTACACTATATATCACCAATCATCTCCATAACTTTTACATGTTGCCATGTTTTCATCTGAAGACTTGCACCATTGTCTGACATATGAATCTGCATCCTGTGTCATATGAAAATGAGCATGGTTATGCAAACATCCAATTAGGATCAACAAACCTACCGATATGATATTAAAGTGTGTCGCTGGATGCATCAGCATCACCTTCAGGTAATGCAGGATCTTGGATTTCATAAACTTTCAGTTTCTGGTGGTCGGGAATGATCCTCCTCAATTCTACCACAAGCAATCCATTGTTGAAAGTGACTGTGCCGATTTCGACATCATCTGATAAATTAAATCCTCTTGCAAAGGTGCGAGTAGAAATACCTCTATGCATGTATTCCTCTTCACCTTTATTTTTTGGTGTGACTGATCTGATCAAAAGGACATTTGATTCTGTAGATACTTCAAACTCATCCTTAGACCAACCAGCAAGTGCTACTTCGATCCTCCACTTGACATTTGATTCTTGCACAAGATTGTATGGAGGGTATGCGTCATTAACAGATCCCTTTCCGTAGGAATGTAGTCTGTAAAAAACATCATCTAGTCCAACGCCGTATCTTTCTGCAGCGTCTACGATGGCACCAAGATCTTTCGTGGTGAACTTCTTAAGTCCAGTCATTTGTATGCTCCTTTTATAAGCGAGTTTAGTTGTGTGGTCCCCGAAGGCAACCAAAATTATTTATTAGTCACATTTAGAAATAGTGGTGTAGCATTCCGAACCCAAGTGTAAGGTTTTCCAGACCTACATATAAGTAAGACCCATTATCGATGGAAAAATGAAAAGATTTTTACCATTCGTTATGTTAATGTTGACTGCCTCAGCAGCTAACGCTGGTGGACTCGTTACTAAACACGCTTCTAGTGTACAACTTACTGTTGATGCTGCTAGATCTACCGCCACGAGAGTAGGTTCTTCCTACTCAATCTCGGGTAGTGGAGTGAGCACTACTGATGGCACGACTGCTGGCACTATTTCAGCGGGTACTATTACTTCTGGTCTTCTTGTTCCTGGCACTATCTCTGCCACACAAACAACTGACGGAAATGCATTTAGTTTCTCTCAGTCGTTTACACAAGGCGATACAATCCCAACTGCAGCTCCTACCGTAGGTGATGTACCTAACTTCTCATCACTTACTTCTTATACAGCTGGATCTGCTGGTACATTAGCAGGTACTGTAGGCACAACTGGTGCTCTTACGGTGACGGCTGGTGGAGCTGGCACTACTGCAACTGGACAATTCGTAGGTGAGATTACTGTCATTGACTAGGAGTCTTAGAGATGACCCATTTTGGAAAGACAATTTATTGGTCTGTAATATCTGTGGCGGTTGCAAGTGTCATACCTGCATCTGCCCTGGCGGTCCCCGTTGTCCCGAACTTCACACAGGGATCGATGACGAGCCACACAGAGACAACACAAAAGATAACCGAGACCATCAATTCGATGGACTATTCAACTGGTTATCAGTATTCAGCAACTGGATCTGGCATAACCGCTAGCGGTAACCTATCTCCCACGACAGGTAGCACAAATGTAACTATTAACGGAGTGAATTCGACATGGACAGGCGTAACAGGGAAACCGACATTCGCGCAAACAACACCAGGTCAGGCGTTTCAGTTCACAGAGACTCTGAGTTCTCCGGGTCTTCAGAATCATACGATTATCCAAAGAGTGACCGAAACTACAAGCGTAACAGACACTACAAGTATCTTCCAACAATAATTGCATTACTATTTGCAACACCAGTAAATGCAGAAACTGTTGGTGGTGTAAGTGCAACTGCATCTCCAGTGGCGAATAGCTCAGGCTCAGTAACGAACCAAGCTATTCAGGTATTACAAGGTCCATATATTACTAATACTTATGGAGGTGGCATTCAATGTCAGGGTCCTACTAGGAACTTCACTCCATATGTAACAGGAACTGCATCAGCTCAAAAACCATATCAACCATACTATTGGGACCCAGTATACGATGTCACCGATAACTTTGGTGCCTTCGATGCTGATGGTAATGAGATTGGGGATGGCGTTTTAGATAATCCAGGAGATATCCTTTTCAGAAAGAAAACTAGAACTGGTCAGAAAGATAACTACAGTTTGGGTATTGGTTTCTCCATGACATGGAGCACTCCTACAGATAAGAAACTACAGGCGCTGTGTAAAGAAGCAGCAGCATCTAACATCGCATTAATGAATCAAGCACATGCCAATAAGAGACTCGACTTTGAGATTGCGAGACTCAAAAATTGTGGCGAACTAATGCAAAAAGGAATTATGTTCCGTCCAGGTGCAGAAATGGCAAAGATTTGTGCTGATGTGATGGTAGTAAATAAAAATGCTATTGCACCACATAGACACAAAATACCATAACTATTTTTTCTTAGGTCGCTTAAGTGGTGGTAGTTCCCTCTTCTGACGATACTCATTCGCTAGAATTTCATTCCGACATAATTTTGGTGGGGTCTTACCTAATATCGTTTGAATTTTTTTAATAGTCTTTTTAACAGCGGGTTTTACCACTTTAAGAAGCATATCAGCAAGAGGTTTTGCAAGTATCGCAGATGATGTTGCAATAATAGCGATAGATGCTGTAGCGGTGACTGCTCCTGCTGTTGGTATATTTCCCACAATCTGTTCTACGACTTCAAGTTTTTCCGTAACCTGTATACATTCTTTTCCAACTAGTTCATATCTAATAACTTTCTGGTCTCCTTTAATATGACCAACCGGTTCTTTTAATTGCTGCACCTTTGTAGGACACTTAATATCAGGTGTTTTAGGTGCTTTTGTTTCAGGTGCTTTTGTTTCTGTTTTTTCGGGGGGTGGAGCTACCTTAGGTACTTGTGTCTCATAGTCAAACTCTAACTCATCCTTATTATAATCCAAAGGATCAAATGATGGCATACCAGCATCACAGAATGTTTTAACACCCTTAGGATCATCTTCACTAAGAATACCACTTCTCTGTTTACTAGTATTCTGCTCATGTGCTTCTACACATCCAGGCATATCAACAATAGGCACACCAACCAGGTTTGTGATTGGTGGTGCCGCAAATATAGACATTGGATCGGTTGTCCATCTTGGAGGTTGATAAACCTGAATGTCTGATATATTTACATTATCAATTTGAATATCATCAATATCCATTATTTTTCTCAACAATCATTAAATACACTTCCAACTTGCGAACCGAGACTTGACCCTGCCTTCTGTCCTAGAAGCAATGCCCAACCTCCCGCTAACCATCCAACGTAAGGGATGCTAGCGACCGCTGGAACGGCGAGACCAGCAGCTATGCTAGTTCCTGCCATCGCACCTTGTGATCGTGCTCCAGCGTCCGCGATCAAACACTCTACTTCTTTTGCAGACTTTCCCTCTTCTGTAGTCACACCTCCAATGTTTCTGGTGCCTTCACGGGTATACTGGTCTCTACGATATTCGGTTCTCTGCTCAGTTCCTCCGCCAAAGAATCCTCTCTTTTCTTTATCAAGATCAAGAGATCTCTCCGACTCCAAAACCTTAGGATCATCTGAACGATACTCAATCGTATATCCATCCTTTCCTGCTTGGATTTTATACGATGAATAAGGACCACGAGGAATATTGATCACAGGAGGTTCCTGTATCTTAGTAGTAGGTCTGAGTACATACCCCAACAGACCAATGTGTGCTAGGGCAAATACAGAACCCGCTGCAATAGCAATAGTTTTCATAGGAAACTCCTTCTTCTTTACAGGTTCGGAATAATAATCCCCAGATTGTTCTGAGGATTCATCCTTTTGCCATGGCGCTTTCATGGTAAAGATGGGATAACACCACCAGTTGCCTTAGGTAATTCCGGAACTGATTTATTAAGCATACCAGGAAGTGCTCCTGCAATCGCTTCTGCTGCTGCTTTGGCAACCTTTTCCTTAGCGGATTCGATAAGTGCATCTTTCTGTAGATACACATAAGTCCCACCACCGATGATGCCAGAGACACCAACAAATGATAGGACTGCTAATACATTAATGATTTTTTGCATGATTATACCTTTGGTTCGATTTCTTCTTTTCTTTTAATCTCAGGTGCTTTCTTTGGAGAAGCACCGTTTTTAGCGGGACTCAATCCGAAGGCAGCTAAAGATCCAGAAAAGACCGACGCAATAAAAGTTGGATCAAAATCTAGAATTTTTTGTCCATTAGGAAGTCTAACATAAGAAAATGTTAGTAGAGATGCAGACCATATAAGAACAACAACTTTCACCAAATTACCAAGAACTTCACTTTTATCATCATCGTCTGCCTTCTCATCTACTTCAGGTTTTGTATCTGTCATTAGTAGATAGCGTGGCAGAGCTATTTAGCTTTCAGGTTTCTTCTTACCGATGTTATATTTAGATTCCAATGTCCATTCAGTTTTTTCTTTATAGGCAATGACTTTAATTTGACTTAAGGGTGCTGCATTATCTGCTGACGCCTCTTTGACAATTTCAACTAAACCCCAATCAGACAAGAGTTTGATAATACGGTTACGTCTTTGCATATCATTTTCGGAAAAGTTCGCTTTCTTACCATCAAGCGCAAACAATTCTTTAAAATGTACAATGTAATACTGCCCTTTCTTATGTAAAATATGACAAGATTGATATAGTTTCTTTTCTTTACGAGAGGCAACACCAATACGAGTAAGAGTCTCGCGTACTTTCAGGAAATCATCCGGTTCCTTCAAGTTCACCTCAATCATATCATCCTTTGTCCACTGAACTTCTTTAACCTCGTTCATTTTTTCTTACCCCCTTTATTCAATTTGGTTTTAATAACGTCGAGTTGTGTAGGTGTAAGTATCCCAAGTGCTTGTACTGCCTTCTCGGTTGAATAACCGTAGTATTGTTTTACAAGTTCAAGATTATCTACCTTTTCCCTTTTACCCCAAGGAGAAAATCTCTTACGGGACCTGACGGTATTTATAAAGAAATCGTATTGAAGTTTTTTATCGAGGTTTGGATACTGGTTCATCTCATTAGCAAACATGATAGTATCCATATGATGGGACAGACATTTATTAATCACATAGGCAGGATAATTTTTTTCCCAAGCAGGATCATCATCTTCCATTAAATTTTTTTTATTCAAATTAATGGAATTTAAATAATCCTTTAGAGGATACCTTTCATCATACGACATAATTTAGGAGCAGAAGTTCTTTACGAGACTGTTGTTCTTTCATGTATTCCCCAACGGAACGCATGGTATATGTGTGATCATACTCATGTGGGGTCCATCCCAAGAATCGATCTCTAATCAACTGCGAAGAGTTATAAGATACTAGTTGGGGACCAATGTATCGATCACAATCTAGAGCAAACTGATCATGATCAAATCCTTTGTGCATATTACCCTTCTTACCATAGAGGTTAGATCCAATCTCATATGGAGGATCAAGATAAGTGAAAACTTTCTTATCGTCTATCAGTAACTTTTCGTATGACAGATTAGTGATCTTCCATTTTTTAATGAGTTGCCCGTAGTAAGGGAGTTTTTCAATTCCTCGCATACTAAAGTTTGAGTCTGACGCCTGCTTGCTGAAGGAACTGGATTCAGTGAGACCAGAAAAAGAGCACTTGTTAACAATATAGAAACTGACAGCACGAACCGTAGCATCACAGCGTCGGGGCTCATTCCCGAGATACTCTTTAGACTCCAAGAAAAGAACTTTCGCGGAAGCGGGGTCATGGTGCCTTTGTTTAAGTTGGACAAGTTGGTTCTTAATTTCATCAGCATTCTCCTGCAGTTCACGCCAGAAATTGTAAAGGGGTTCATAAAGATCATTCACCCAGATATCTAGATGAGGATACATCTGTGTAATGTACAATGCTACAGAACCTCCACCTACAAAAGGTTCACGAAACTCATTATAGTCAGAAAAAAGTGGAAAGAACTGTGCCATTTTTTTAGTAGCACGAGACTTTCCACCAGGATAACGAAGGGGAGTTTTCAAAGATGTCATAGAATCAGTTTCTTTTCGGGGGCAACAATTTTACCAAACATTTGGCAATATTGTTCTTTAAGACCGGGTGATGGAGTAGCAATATACATTACCATAGATTTAGAAACTGTCAATTCTTCTTCGTCAGGATCTTGTAGGGGTGCCCAAGGCGCAAATCCAACCTTAGTAGGATCTTCTGGAAGAGGCATTGCTGCAATCACATCCTTAATAATGATTTCATTATCTTTTTCTTCTACAAGATCAGCAATACAATTTTCGCCACTGATAAAGCGAATGTTCACAACTTTCATTTTAATTTCTCCGCAATAGAATTAATACTTTTAGACATTTGTTGATAACCAGATCCAATATAAATCTGACCTGCAACTACAGCAACTGTAGCAGCACCCCAGAAAACATAATACCAATTAGATTTCACTTGTTTAATAATCATTTTTTTGCTTTCTCCAAATCATCCATTAATTTATTGACTTGAATAAGTGTATCAAGATCCATAATCTTATCTGCAATGTGTTTTGCAATATAAGGGTCTTCTGATCTTGCTGCAAATGCTAATGCATTACGAAGATTTTCAATAGCATCTTTGATACTATCTTCTACTTGTTTTGATACTTTCATTTAAATTCACATTCTAACATCAATTGAGTAAGACAGGCAAGAAGATTAATTTCTTGATCTACGACAAAGGCAGACTTATATTGATACTCAGCAATAATTAAAACTGCTGCAGCAATAGAAGGACCTTCCATTACATTAGAAAGATTATCATAAATCTTACGCATAATAGAAGTTGGATCGGAATCAAGATTTTGAGTGACCCATTTTTTTACATCATTAAACCTTTTATCTTTAAGACTCTCGACTAGAGAGTCTACATTAGCATCTCCTAGCGCCGCCAGAATGCCAGTGTCGATAGATCCCGTGCTGGCATATCGCTGGAGTTCGTTAAGAGTGCGTCGGAAGTCTGGGAAGTATTTCTGGACGACTTCTGCCACAACTCTAGGAGCGAAGGTGACCTCCTCGCGTTCGAGGATATCTCTACAGCGATTGAAGAAAGACGCTGCCAACTCTTGCTTAGTTTGTCCACGAACATTAAATTCTACGACTGTTGTTCTGCTATGTAGCGGTTCAATAATTTTGTTTTTGAAATTACAAGTGAAGATGAACCTACAGTTTTTCTGGAACTCTTCGATACTTGCACGAAGAAGTAGTTGGACATCTGGTGTTGTGTTGTCTGCCTCATCAATGATAAGAACTTTGTGACGAGCAGAAGCAGTGAGAGACACAGTAGCAGCAAAGTTCTTTGCCTGATTGCGTACAGTGTCCAAGAATCGACCTTCATCAGATCCATTGATAACATAGTAATCTGCTCCCAGTTCGTTACAGAGTGCTTTAGCAATAGTAGTCTTACCAACACCAGCAGTTCCAGAAAGCAGAAGATTTGGAATCTCACCTTGCTCAATAAAACTCTGGAAGGTTTTCTTCACAGATTCGGGGAGGATGCACTCGTCTACAGTTTGAGGACGGTACTTCTCTACCCAGAGAAAATCATTCATAATCAAATCCAATCAGGTTTACGATCCGGGCAACGTTTGTAGTTATCCTTTACCCAAGATTTGGATGCAATATACCTTTTATATGCGGTAAAAACATCGATAGTTGTATCATACTTAAATTCGTCTGGTCCTGCAAAAACAAAATTCTTTGGACTTTTTCCAGATCGACCAGCAGGGTCAGCATAAGGAAAAATCGAATTTGCATAAGCAAGGGTACGAAGACACGAATGGATTTTACCATACCGCTCAGAATATTCCTCACATAATGCAAGTCCATGACGAATTACCCATCTCCAATTATGAACAAATTCACCGGTCCAGATGGTACAAGGATGATTCCTAAAAGCACCTTTTTCTGTTTTATAAGGGTTACCATTTGCCTTTGGTAATTCTCCGTACCCATGACCCCATTTGTCAGAGGCAACGATAGAAAGCATTTGACAGCATTCCAAAGGCATTTTTACAATATGTTTGTCAGGTAGAACCCTTGCTGATTTTATGGGACAAGGGTCAGTAACAAAGATGTTCAATTGTTGGGTTCCATCGCTATAAAATATTTTACACCATCACCCTCAAAGAGTGCAACATTATGCTTACTTACTGTGACATTGTAATCACCAGGTAGAAGTTTGAGATTTTCAACCTTGAAGCAATAACAGAAGTTATCCTCAGTAGTGCCAACCTCAACAGAATAACTGTTGGATGTGTCATTCTTTTTATCAGCAACACACAGTTTTAAAATACCAGCATCACCAAACAGACACAGGTCAGGAAGTTGATAGATATTTGCCGCTCGACTAAGTTGAGCAAGAACATCAGAATCCAAACGAAACTTTACTTCTTCAGAAGGAAGTTGAATTTCATTTTCTGGAGGTTGAGTGATGATATCTGGATCAGCATAAAAGAATCGAGTCTTAGACTTTCCCCTCTGATCACTAACAGTCACAAAATTAGTTTCTGTTGTATCAATACGAGGAGAATCGAAGAGAGAAAGTCCACCAAGAAAAACACCCAAGTCATAGATGCTGATTTGAGATTCAAACTGTTCCTCAACATTAGCAATAGCAAGAATATTCTTATTGATACTCAATGTAGATACTTGATTGCCAGGTTTAATGACAATCGATTTGTTGATCGAACAAAAGTTCTTAAGGACTTCAATAGTGGACTTGGAAATTACTGTCATTGAGGATACTCTTCACGGTTTGCACTTTGGTCGCTGAAATAAAGCAGCAACAATCCATAATGTAGGATTTTAATAATGTCACGACGGGCAGTGCCCTTCTTGTCATAGCGAGAGGCATACTTCAGAATGTTAGATCTGCAGAATGCCTCAGCATCACCACAGGCATCAATCAGGTCTAGCGTCTGAATATTGTCAGTTGCATAGTGCTGACTGTATGTGCCTGCAATGTAATCTTTCAACTCCTTTAGGAGTTGATCTTCATTGTATTTCATTATCAGATAGACTCTTCCCCACTAGTATACTCTGAATCTTCTCCTGCGTCAACTTTAGTATAGAGATCGAGGAAAGATTGCTTGGTGTCATCATCAAAACGATTGACACAGTTATTAATAGCAATCAGACGATCACCAAAGATACTATATGCTTGTACAATATGAACCAGTCGGCGGGTAGTAATAACTTCATCAACACCACCGTCAAAGAAAGTCTTACGAATTACACCTGCCCACTTGATAAGCATATCAGCAAACTCTTGATCACATCCAGAATTAAGAAGGATCTTAGTTTCAATAGCAGCAGAAGGATACTCCTGCTCGAAGGTTACAGGGAAACGCTCAAGGAATGCTTCATTGAGAATATTGGTTCCAATAAAGCGACCGTCATCGCTGCCTTTACCTTTAGTATTTGCAGTTGCAATAACATTGAATCCTTTAGCGGGTTGTACATATTTACCAATTTTCTTAAGGAAAACACCTTTACCCTCAAGTACGGATTGCAAGCAAAGGATTTTATTGGATGCTAGATCGATCTCGTCTAGAAGGAGTATAGCTCCACGTTCAAGAGCTTCGATGACTGGACCGTTATGCCAAACAGTGTCACCATTAACAAGACGGAAACCGCCAATAAGATCGTCTTCATCCGTTTCGATTGTAATGTTGACACGGATTAGTTCTCGTTTCGTTGCAGCACACGCCTGCTCAACGGACATGGTTTTACCATTTCCAGAAAGACCTGTGATAAAGATTGGGTAAAATTGATTAGAGGAGATAACTTTGCGAAGATTGCCGAAGTTACCAAAAGGGACATAGGAATCATCTTTTTCTGGAGTGTAAGACTCTTTTGAAATAGCAGACGGTGCCTGATACGCACGTTCAATTTCTTGGGCAGTGAGATTCCACTTACCCTTACCTGATTTATAATCCTTCAGACGCTTACAGGCAGTAGCATAGGATACATTCAATGAATCTGCTGCTTCGCGAATGTTGTTACAACCAACCTCAGAACCAACTTTGTCGGTAAGGTATTGAACGAGTTGCTCGGTTGTAACTGGATTTGGTGCGAAAGGCATGTGTTTGTTTGTTGTCTATACAGATATTATAGCAGAAGACCTGCCGCTTGGACAGGTCTGAGGACAGTTATTTATCCGTACACTGCTGTCACACTCATGACAGTAGCATCTGGATTTCTCGCCAAAGCAATTTCTCTAGCGTGTTGATAGTCGCGAGCAACAACCTCTTCGGTAAAGACAGTGCCAGCGACATAGAGTGTGACTTCGATTCTCATGCGATTTGATCAATGAAACGGTTAAGGATAGTTTTGTTAGTCATTTTAGAACCCATGTGTTTTTTGAATGCACGACTAAGTTCTGCTTTAGTTGCAACTTCACCTTTTTGCTTTACCTCTAGATCTTGGGATGAAATACCCATTCCTTGATAAGGCATATAGAGAGATTCACTAAATCCTACATTATCTTTGAGGGTAGCATATCTTTCTTTCTTCCACTGCTGATCTACAGCATCAACTCCTTTAGGTGAATATTCCCTAGCAAGACGAAGCATATCACTTTTATTACAAATACGGATACCAATCCAATTGTAATCAGTAATCTCACGCATAAAAGAAACCAGTTCTTTTGTAGTGTGATAAGGAGATGCATCCATCCTACGAGAGTATCCAGTATTTGAATCTCTCAAAATGTAAACGCGACCTTTATTGTGGCAGAGATACGAACCCCTAAACTCTTCATCGTTATAGGGACTCTGTTGAACATATCCAAGAGGGTTTGCTTCACCATCGGTCAAACAAACAACATTGACCTTAGTAATATTTTCAACCCTCTTCATGTTATCGACGATACTTCTAGTGCAATACATTGCTTCCGAGAGAGGAGTTCCCCCCAAACCGTATTTACCGTAGGTAGAAATCCGGTATCCTCCCATAGAAAATACATGAAGAAAGATGAGTTGCATAGATCTTTCCAATGACTTTGCATTTTGTTTTGATGAGAAAAACTCTAAAAGTTTGAAGTCATCATGCATATGCATATCAAATTCACGAAGATTCAATGATTCAATATCATCCTCAGAAAAATTTTTGTATCCAGCGCCAGATTGAAATGCCATGACACGGAATGGAATTCCTGCTTTCTTACAGAACCAAACAAGATTAAAAGTTTGTTTGATTGTATCCAGAAGAACATCTGCCATAGAACCAGACCAGTCAACAAACATTACCAATCCATGATTCTTCCCATCAGGAACAAGTGTAGTTTTTTTGAAGATGTCATCAGTTAGTCTATATTTAAACAACTTGTTCGTATCAATCACACCAGTCTTAGATGTTGCTGCTCTCTTATATTGTTCTGCAGACTTCTTCATTTCAAACTGTTTGACCAAATAGTTGACAGTTTTAGAGGAGTCTTTTTTATATTCCATATACTTATTGATTGCAAATTCAATATTGTTTCTATGATATTTTTTATCTAAATCGTCCGTATATTCACTTCGGAGTGGTCTATCATAATAGTAGTCCTGAAAATTGTCTTGGATTTCACGATAAGAAACGATGATTTTCTTCAGATCCGGATTGGGCATATTCAAATATACCCATTCCTTAGCATTATCATCAATCATACTCTCCAACGCTTCAGCAAGTGCTTTTTCAGTAACACTTTCAGTCTCATTCAAATCATAACTAGGAACATCTAGATGTGCGGGATCATCTCCATATTGCTCCCGTTCCATAGGATTATCATCAGTAAACCAATCTTGTTCAACTCCCTCTTCGATATTTTCTTCTTCGGGACCAGCATCAGAAACAGGATTTACTTCATCAAGATCTTCTCCTGATGGAGAACCAGAAAGATCATCCTTAGGCGTTGGCGCATCCATTTGATTATCTTTTTGTTCTTGAAGTTCTTGTGCATATTCATAAAGTTCACTAGCAAGATCAAGAACATCTTGGAATGTCTTAGTTTTAGATGCACGAGAAACCCATACAGTTTCAGCATCACTGAAGGGAACTTCTGGATTACCTTTAAAGTACAGATTGATGCGATCAATCAACGGAAGATCTGCCATGTCCATATCACGAACACCAAAGAAGTCATCTTCCCACAATTCTTTGTAACCCTCAAAGAAAGATCTACGAAGACCAGGATAGGTCTGTTTCATCATGCGTTCAATACGAGCATCCTCTAGAACGTTCACAAAAGGTTTAGAGATGCCTTTAAGATCGTCTGAGGGTGTGTAGAGAGCATGTCCTACTTCATGACCTACCAGAAGGTCATAGACGGTGCTAGAAGCACTCTTCCAGATAGGAAGGCAAAGAACACGCTTCTCAACATCAAAATATGCCGTACTAACTTTACGATGCTCAACAGTCAGGTTCTCAGTTGCTAAGAGTTTAGCAAGAGTTCCTTTAACTTCCTGATTGATCATGGGCGTTTTGTTTTGTATGAGTACATTCTAGCAGACCAAGACGCGAGTGGTCAAGCCGATGGACAGTTTACGAATCGTCCGACATCTTCGAGAAGTCATTGATCTTTTCAAATTTAACTGTCCTTAAGAACTTATCTACCAGGATTTCTCCCTTGTGAGAAATAACAAAGACGTTAGTATTGTTTCCAAGACTACGAAGAATTTGAAGTAGTTCATTAGTACCAGACGTATCCAAAGAACTGTCAAACACTTCATCGAGTATGAGTAAGTTAGTGGCAACACTATTTTTCATTCTAGCAACTTCACGCCAGGTAAACAGCAGCGCAAGGTCAATTTTTTGTTTTTCACCTTCTGAGAATGAAGCATATGAAAACTCGTCCCTAAAACGACTTTTAATAACCTCATTAAATTCTTCATCAAGAGTAAAATTAACGAAGAAATCCATAGATTGAAGATATTTATTAATCAAACTGTTAAAGATAGGAACATATTTTTTAATAATCTGACTTTTGATGCCAGAGTCTCTAAGTAGATTAGATACTACTTGATATTCATCTAATGTTCGACTAACTTCAGCACAATCATCTTTCGTAATATTATAATCTTTCTGCAACGAAAACAAATGCTCTTCCTCTTGATCGATATTAGGAGTGCTCTGCTGAAGTTTAGCAATCTCATCCTGAATACGGAGGTTCTCAAATTCAAGTCGAACATAATCACGATCAATTGAAGTAAGATTGGTAGTAAGTTCTTTCAACTTCATAGACTGTTCTGAAATTGCAAACACAATTGCTGATGCCTGTTCAATATCAGTATTAAATTGCACAATCTCTTCAGCAACAACTTTACCTTTACTGGTATTTGCGCCAATCACTGCTGTCTTAAATTCCTTTTCAATCTGTTGAGAACAAGTAGGACATTCATCATGATCTTTAAAGAACTTCAGTTCTTTTGCAATCAATTTCAATTCAGATTTTTTATCTGCTTGCCCTTGACGTAAAGTTGATAAAGTTTTTGCGGCAGATTCATAATCACCCATAGAAGATTCAACATTCTTTATTGCATTTTCTACATTACATTTTTGTGTAGATGTATCTTGCATAAGAATAAGATTCTCATCATACTTCTTCTGCTTTTCTTCTTGGCGATTTTGATTGACTTCTTTCAATTGACCCAGAAGTTTTTCTTGTGCAGAAACTCTCTGACTGTGCATCGTCAACATATGATCACAGTCGCGACTCTGTGTCTGTGCATCACGAACACGATCCTTCAATAAAGAATTCATCGAGGAGAAGATGTTGATGTCAAGTAGATCTTCAATAACTTCTCGTCTGTGAGCGGCAGCGAGCTGCATGAAGGGGACAAAAGTTGATGATCCAAGTATAACGACTTGAGTGAATGACTTGAAATTGAGTTTGAGCACTGACTGCTCCAAGTATTTCTGCGTGTCCTTAGTGGCAGCATCTTGGTCAACCAGTTTGTTATTCTTGTAAAGTTCAAAGACATTAGGTTTAATACCACGAAATACACGATACTCATCTTTACCAATAGAGAAACAAACTTCTACTTTTGCACCCTTTTCATTAATTGAATTAACTAACTGACCTTTGTTAATTTTACGAAATGGTTTATTAAATAAAACAAAACACAAGGCATCCAATAGAGTAGATTTCCCTGCTCCATTTTCACCAACAATAAGAGTCGAATTGTGAGACTGTAGATCTAACTCAGTCCACTGATCACCGGTTGAAAGAAAGTTCTTCCAACGAATACTTTCAAATAAAATCATATGGGTGGAATAATAAAGTCGTTAGGGGAAATTACAGTGAATTGATATCCAAACTTATTACAATTAATAGCAATAACATCAGGGTCTACTTCCATGACCTCTAATCTATCATCATATTCTGCTGCTTCTAATAACATCAAATACCTATCGGCATCATCTTTCTCTTCAAATACTTGAACAGTTTTTCTACCGGTAAAATTATTAATACCGGCATACACTCCTCCGGTAAGACGTTCTGTTAGAATAAACATTTAAAGTTCCAGTGCTTCTGTGTACAAAGATCTTAGTGTTTGTTTAACATTATCTTTATTTACTTTTAGATCTATTTCATCTATGTAGTTATCTAAAAGAGTTATGGTGTCTTCGGTCTCTACGACAGAACCATTCTCAATTTCCACACTAAGATCTTCAATAATCTTAAGGTCCGCAAGAGACATATCATGAAGTTCTTTGACCGAATAGTCAAACTTAGCATAGTCACCTTTGTCCTCAACGATTAGTTTGACAAACGCACCTTTTAATTCTTCTCCGTCTGGTAAAGTAACTCCATTATTATAATACAATTTATGAAAAATATCAAAGGGATTCCTATAAAAAGTAGTCTTGAGAGTGTCTGTATCAAAGACATGGAATCCTCTCTTACATCCATAATCATTCCAATATAACTGATAGGGGTTGCCAAGATATGTTACATTATCCTTCTTAGATTTCATGTGATAATGGCCACTAAAAACTCTTTTGAATTTTTTGAACAGTGACTTATCCATCCCATTCAACATTACATGACCAGGATGAGCCTCGAACCCATTAAGCTCAAGGTGACCCATAGCGACAGGAGCAGAACTTTCTGCAACAGTATTGAGGGATTGTTCTCGGTTCTCGTCACATATCCAAGGCAGAAGAAGTATAGAAAGGTTATCAAAAACAGCAGTGGTAGGTTCAGTGTAGATTCTGATGTTGTTGTATTCTCCCAATAATTCACTGGGGGCATTAACTCGTAGAGTGTTTTTGTAGTAGATGTCATGGTTACCTACCAACATATGCATTTGGACACCTCGTTCCATCAAAGGGTCAAACCACATCTGCTTCGCAGAATCAAGTGACATGAAATTAATAGATCGACGCTTATCAAAGGTATCACCTAATGCAATGACAGTATCAATTTGATGAGCATCAATAAAAGGTAACACTACCTCACCATAAAAACGTCGGTAGTGGTCTATAAAAAATACATTGTCATTACGGACTCCAAAGTGCTGATCAGTTATCAGAAGGATCTTCATCGCTTAGAGTTCATTTCAAGACGGGACTTGATCTGATTATACCCCGTATCCGTGTCTCCGTCAACTGTAAAGACATGATTGTAACCTGATTTCTCAATGATCTTATCTTTGATATCCATCTGACGTTTCTCTTTTGCAATACGTCTTAGGAAAGCATAGTATACAATCTGTGTAAAATAAGCAAAGGGGTTTTTAGATTTTTCGGGATTGAAGTTATCAATATATTGAATACAATTTTCAATACCATCGCAAATCATATCATCTTTATACATGTAGTTAATAAAGTTTGGACGATATGATAGGTGAGTTGCAATCTTAAGAAAACAACTTCCAATGTAGTTTCCTACTCTAGGTTTATTGGGACTCTTCCAATTTTTTAAAATAGTAAATTGTTCATCAGAATCTAGATCAGAAAACCCTTCGATCTCTTTTTCTGCTACTGTAAATACCCTTTGTTTGTACTTGACGATAGCCGCCAAAAACTCTTGGTTATCTACATAATGTTGTTTTTGTGTTTTTTTGACGGTTCGCATATTCTGATATTGCTTTATTTACATTATAACACACTTGACAAGTATGTCAATCTTGTGTAGAATAACCATGTCGGGGGTTCAGAGATATATTAGCTCTTATATATTCTTTCAAATAACTTTCTAGCAGCATCAATCTTTCCTAGATATCCTGATGTTTTATCTGGATCTGTTTGAATACTTTTCTTTAATTTTTCAGAATCACCATCCGACATAATGTATGCCTCATACATAACAATAACTTCTTTACTCATTGTAGAGATAGTCATGATATCCTTTTCTCGTAAGATAAAGAAATCATCATCAGACATTTGTTGCCACTTGGCGAACCCAATGCCGCGTGCCATTTTATGTTCATCAATTTCTTTGGTGACCATTTGAATAGCTACAGGTTCCTGAATGAATACAATAGTTTCATCATTATCTTCGGTCAAAACTGCTTTGCCGAGAACTTCTTCTCCACTAACCAGTTTGAAGATTCCGTAAAATTCTTCGTCGTGTTTTGCGTAATTAATCATAAGCTTTTACTTTGACATCTATGATCTCATAATTAAATTTTTCTTGATTATAAATCTTGACTCTCTCCATTAGATGATTCAATGTGTAATTGTTTCCTCTGTCTGTAGAGATATCATCAGCAATATCATATAATGTTGCTTGTGATTTATTTTCGCCTTTCCTTAATACACGACCAATAGATTGTAGGTTGCGTACTCTGGACTTAGAAGGACTGGCAAAAATAACGTTATGTAATTTTTTTATATTGATTCCCGTAGAGAAGGTTCCGTATGAAGCAATGATAATTGAGTTGTCTGATTGTTCGGTTAACAATCTAATTCTTTCACGGTCTTCAACATCGACACCACCATGAACAAAATGAACCGGTCGGTCGGTATGACTATTTATCGATTCGTGAAGAGGTACTCCGTGACGCTCTACATAGTTGAAGAGAACTAGCGTGTTCCCCTTTAAATCACATGCAAGATTGCGGATAAATTTATTCCTACCTTCATGTTCAATTAGATATTCAATCTCATTTTGATATCCTTCAAATAGCTTTTCCTCATGCTTTATCAGAACAATCTTTACTTTGAGTTTTGCAATATAACCTTGCTTCATCAATTCATTAGTTCTAGTAACCTGAGAACATTTCCCAAACAAACCTTCTAATACAAGTTGATTGACATTTGCACCATCTAAAGTACCTGTAAATCCAATACGATATTTACATTCATGCAACTTACCCATCAAAGAACTCAGAGATTTAGCTTTGAAAAGGTGCGCCTCGTCACCGATGACAACATCAAACCTGTCAAACCACTTACGCGGTTCCTTATAGATAGATTGCCAAGTGGTAATTACCACCTGATGGTCCGTGTATTTTTCCTGCCCACCGTATATCTTGTGGCAGTATTCGGACGCCACCCATCCGTATTCTTCAAAGTCCTTATACATCTGCTCGACAAGCGAAGTAGTTGGAACTACGATTAATACTTCTCTACCTACATTTACATGAAAGCGTACCAATGAATAGATCATTAGAGACTTACCTGATGCTGTCGGTGATAGTAGCAATCGCCTATTGTATTTCAGTGCTTCGTATATTGCCTTATACTGATAATCCCGAACCTTTAGTTGATGGGGCAATCGTAGGGACTTTACAAATCCAACTACAGACTCAGGAGTAATAAAACCATTATCCTCTAAAGGGTGACCAAAATATTTACACTCTTCTATCCTATACCTATACTTTTTTTCTTCTGCCCAATCGAGAAGATAATCGATTAGACCACAATAAATCTCTCCTGTTGCTGGAGAGTATAAACGTATCTTACCATCCCACCCTTTATATCGTCGGGTTTTCTGCATGAATTTAGCAGACTCCACCTCAAAGGTAAAAAAGTCTGCTAACTCATAATTTAATCCTGGTTCTGCTTCAATTTTAAGATAAACTTCATTTTTCTTCCGGATGACAAGATCATACATTAATTACATACCAGATTGAAATCTCTTCCATTCGATAGCGTTTTTAATATGATAAGTGCGGCTGTTAATCATCCGCAAAACGCCGTCCAAAAAGAAGAGAACCTGTTCTATGTAGTCGATTTTATATTGAATCTTTTGAACCTCCTCGTCCGCTTCAATGAACATGGAGATTTCATCCTTTGCTGTTAGTTTGTAATCAAAAGGCATTTGCTTATACACCGATGCTGGTGCTTTCCCTTTGTAATATAACCATTTATCTCTAAGCAATCTTTTCATTTCTAATTCCCTTTCCTTTTTCATAAGAGAATATGTATTATGAAACTCCATATATTTCATATGAAGTTGGGGAATTGCAATTGAGTCATTATCATGAAGATCATCATCCAGTTTGGAATCAGTCTTCCACATGTTTTGAAGGTTTTCTAGATTCATAACGATACTTAAGTGCTTGTAGGTGCCATGCTTGCGCTAAACTTTTGGGTCCATCCTGTAAGAGTATTCTCTCTTCGGGTGTAAGGACCCAATGATCAAGCATGTATTGTTTCCATTCAGGAATATCAGAGTTTTTCTGTTCTATTCGGTTTTCTGATTTCATAATAGTTGTACTTAAATGTTGCTGTGGCACGCATATACTCATTATCCATCATACTAACATTGAACGTTAATGTACTCAAACTTACAGGAAATAAATCTTTAAATACAACATCAAAGTTATGAAGATTATTGTTATTCAATACTTGTAATGTTGCATCACTAGTAAGGGGATTGTCTCTGGGTGCTCTACTCTTTTCAATTTCCCATATGGCGCGAGATTCAAATTCCGCTGGTGTACCTACTGCCTCTAACCATTTGTAGATTTGCAGGTAATTTGTAAGGTCTTCGTCAATTAAAAATTCAACTTCAAGATCCATAAATTGTGCATTACCATCCAAACGCATTGGAGCCATGCCCGGAGTTGGAATGTCAATTGACCCAACAGTAAGAGTTGGAATAGAAGTTGATTGGCACAAATATGAAATCTTTCGTGCCTTCTCCAAAACGAATAAAAATCCAATTGGAGATAAGTAATTTCTATTTTGTACTTGTGCTTCGTACCAATTCTCAGTCATTTCCTACCTCCAATTTCATCCCACATTTGCTGTACCATATCTACATGAGGTGGTGTTTCATAAGGTGGCGCTGGTTGTGATTGCCACTTGTCAATTGCTTCCTGTGTAGGCACCTCAATTCTGAAAGGAACGTTGTCCTCTTCAAACTCCTTATTCATATCAATATATGTTTGGGGAGTAATTTTAATTTCAGTCACGTTGCCTCCAGTCATCAGGTTTGTCTTGGTGAAACCAACTCTTGATATCGTCAGCATCAGTAAATCCCCTTTTATGGTTGGATGGGTCGGGATCACCTAACCCCATCCTATTCAGAAAATCGTCTGTGCTGCCCTCTTCAATGTTTTGTGATGCTTGGCGTCTTGCCATTTTTAACATCTCATTAGCAGATGTATTTGCCTTAGCAAGTTTCTGCGCCCAGATCATATCATCTAGTTTTACATCATCATTGTTTGCGATACGTTTACAAATAAATTCTAGTCGTAGTCTGTAATTTGTAGACAGCATAGACACTTACCTTTCACCTTAGATATTTAGCTATAAAAAAAGGGGGACCAAAGTCCCCCAACACTTCCTTCACACGGTATATTTATTTATAAGGTTTCGTTCATAAAAGCACCTCTTTACAGATTCTTTTACATGATGCTTGATGTGTATCGGTACACTCAATTAGACATTCATAGTAGTCATTGATTTTTTCTAGTTCTGTGGAATCTTCAAAGTGTGTCCATTCATATAATTGATTTCTAGAGGTAAGATTGTTCATAGGTTTTACTTTTGTAAATGTGACTCATGATGTAATTTGTGTTTGGGTTCATTGGGTCACCTCATAATTCTATACTATCTAGGTTAGCATGTCAGTAATTCCTGACTTCATGCAACGAATATTTATGCCTAGACATAAAAAAAGGACCCCGAAGGGTCCCAGAGTTGTGTATCCTGATGGATCACATGAGGTTTGCAACCTGTACACGACGGTAATACTTGTTGGCGTTGGCGGTAAGAGCGCCAGAACCTTGAGTAAGACCACCAGAGAAGGGGTTCGAGACCATGCCGTAGCGAGTCTTGAAGCCGATCTTGGGCTGGAAGGTGTTAGGGTTGATTGCACGAACCTGCTGGAGAGGAACGTAAGGGCAATAGAACAGACCAGCGTCATAAGGAGAAGTACCCTTATAACCAGCAACGTAGAAGTGCTTATCAGCAACGTTTGCAGAGTAAGGATCAACATAGACCTTGATGCGACCGTTGAGCGTACCAACCAGAGTGCTGGAGGTATCATCAACTGCAGTCAGAGAGTTGTTGCCGTTCAGAGCAGGGGTGTAATCAAGAACACCAGCCATACCCAGAGCAGAAGCAACGTCTGCAGAGCAGATCAGGATGTTGCCCTTCCCGCGACGAGTTTGCTGACCGATTGCGTTAGCATCTCTTTCGATCTGGAACAGAAGTCCTTTGAACTTCTCAACAGACCAACGACCATTAGAGTCAACGTCAAGGTCGAAGATACCTGCAGATGCAGTGTTGTTCTGAGCACCAGCAACAGCGTTGGTGTAGATGGTACGAACAACTTCTCTGTTGATTTCAGCGAGGATCTCAGTAGAGAGGATGTTGCTCAGTTCCTGCTCAGCATCCAGACCATGAATTGCCTTCAGGTCTTGTGCGAGTTCGATGCTGTACTCAGCTTTCAGGGCACGAGCCTTTGCTGTTACAGTGACCTTCTCGATCGAGAAGCCCATTTCACGGAACTCGCTTCCAGAGGTAGCGTCGTCCAGACCCTCAACAGTAGCAGTGCTCATGCCTTGAGCATCGCCAGTCAGTTCGTAGGTGCCAGGAGAACCGTCGTTCAGAACTGAAGGGTTGTTACCCTCAGCGTCGTTATTAGCAGAGCTAGAAGCACCAGGATCGTAGGAGGTGCCAGCACCACCAGAGAAACCAGCGTTGGGCTCATTGAAGAATGCCTCGTCATAACCGCCAGCACCGGGATTGCGCTCGCTACCATAGTTGGTACGCATTGCGAAGATCAGTCCGGTAGGACCAGTCATCGGTTGAACGCCAGCGATATCATAGGCGATTAGTTGGGGCATGGAGCGTCTGATCAGCGAGATCAGAACGGGGTCGAAACCAGCAACAGGACCACCAGCGGTCGAAGCGCCGGTATAGCCGGTTGTTTGAAGAGTCTCGTTAAGAACTGAAGCTTCTTCAGTTAAGGCTTTTTCTTGGTTTTCCAGAAGTTGTGCGACTACGCCTTTCTTATAGGAATCACCGATCTCGGGTAGAGCATCGTGTTCCAGAACGGGTGCCCACTTCTCCTGAAGATTTTGGATTGACATTTGTAATCTCCGAGTTAAAGTAGTTTTTAATTATTTGGACCAGCGAGCAATCGCATCGACGTATTTACCCATCGTGCCGCTTGCTGTGCTTTCGATAAGGGGTTCAGAGACTTCTTCAGTGGGGTCAGCAGAATATTCTACATCAGCCTTTCTAGTGAAGTATGATTCCTTAATCGTCTCGACTTTAGTTTTAAAGTCTTCTTCAGTTTCAAACTCAACACCCTCAGTAAGAGAAGCTAACTTCTCTTTTTGGGTCTCAGCGAGTCCCGTAGCGCATTCGTTCACAATTTCCATTTTAACAAATTCACCAAGTTGCTTATTCAAAGCAATATTGGCGTCGATTTGCTCGTTGAGTTTATCTTCCATCTCATCAAGCTCAACTGCCAGACCATCTAGCAAGTTGAATTTCTCTTCGGGAACACCAACATTGTGCTCCACAAAAAGATCTCTTAGACCGTTGAAGAGTGACTCCGCAATATCAGACTTGATGCCATGTTCAATCTGGAGAGTATTTTCCTCAATCCAAGATTGTGCGGCGTAAGTCAGGTAGTCATCAACCTTCTCGGCCAATTCTGTTTTGATCTGCTCTACCTCTTCGGTAAGAGTAGATTCAAATGCTTCTTGCAATGCAGCGACTTCTACATTGACTTTTGAGGTGACTGCAGCTTCAAAAATTGTTACTGCACGCTCTCTGAATTCTTCTGAGAGGTCTTCACCTGCGACAAGAGCGTCAACATCTTCAGTAAAGTCGTACTCGGTTTCAGTGAGGACTTCTTCTTCATCTTCGTATCCCTCTTGTTTTGCAGATGCAGCAGATGGTTTCGTGGACAAGGACTTAGAACCTTCATGACCTACCGAACGAGCGGCGGATGAACCAGCGTTCTTAGTACCTTTTGCGCCTTCCAGCGAATCGGTTGTCACATCGATTACCTTGGCGGCACCACCTTTAGAGGTATCGATCTTTTCACCGGGTTTTGCGTTTTTGGTGACAGCGTTGGAACCTTCTTCCAACTCCTGTGCCTCAAACTCTCTATCGAGGGATTCAGACATTTGATATTCTCCGTTATGCATTAGCTTTGTCTATGTTTATTTATAAATCACAAACTCTTTAAAAATCTCGCAAACGCGGAAACTTTGCGTTCTTGAAGATTGATAAGAGTTGCTTCATCAATTTCAGTTTTGATTTGAGCAACAGCCGCCTCTTTGAGGATGCCATTATCCCAAACCCATTCTTTTCCTTCCATAATACCGTCAACAAATGCATCAGGAGCAGAAGGATCAGCAACGATATCAGCTGCAGTAGCAAGCATGAAATCGTCCGCAACCATGTTGCAGTTTTCCTTTTTAATAATAGAACCCATACCTCTGGATGAAACACCCAGTTTTACACCTTCATCGAGTAGATTTTTTGCAATTTTCCCCATAGGTGTATCTAGGAGTTTTGCACGACCGACGAAGTTGGTTCCATCTTCCGACAGAGATGTAATCTTATGTGATACTCTATCGAGATTGATAGAGGGACCATCGGGATGACCTAATTCACCAAGAGCACGCCCTTTGCGAATATAGTTCTCATCGTATTTAGCAACTTCGCGTGCCAAAGTTTTCATTGGGTACATTCTGCCGTTGCGGTTTCTCAATTCCGCTTGCAGAAAGATACCTTCAATGAAGTAATTCTTTTTACCATCTTTCTCTTCACAGAGAAAATCGATATTTGTAATCTCTTCGGCTATGAGTCTCATCGGTTTATTCCTCAGGTTCTTGTTCGTCAGTTTCATACTCTGCTTCGGGTGATTCATGAGGTTGACGTTCGTCAACATCTACATCCGTATACTCAATATCAGTTCCATCTGGAAGTTGATCTTTGAGTTCATCCGCAACACCTTGAGCAGTGTCATCTGGATTAAATCCCCAACTCTGAACAAAATCTTGTTTTCCTTGCTGAATAGCATCATAGCTGATTGCCCCAAGAGCATCAGCAACAGAATCAATAGACTTTGCTTTTTCGTCGTTATAGATTTGATCTACAATTTGTCTGGCGATATCGCTAGGCATAATAAAAGTTCAATTACGTTTACTATTTATTAAAATTCACCACGCTGAACATCAGCGGGATCTGGTCCTTGAGATTGACCAGTCATTGGTTGTTGCTCTGGAGGCATGGCGTTGGGATCGCCAGCAGCCATAGCGAGATCCATTTCCGCTGCAGGATCAGGTAAAACACCAGATTCGATTTCAGCAGCGATTTGTTTGTCAATTTCACTGATCTCCCTATCGGTTTGCTTAAGGACCTGACGGCGCATGTATTCAACAGAAAAATACTTGCCAACAAAAGGATCCATGTTTGCAACTTGATTCATTCTTTCATTGCGAATTTCAATCTCTTTGAGTTCGGTGAAATAATTATCCGCAATATAATCAAATTGAATATGCTCCTTCATCTCATCCCACTCTTCAATAGACATAACGCCTTTAAGAACAAGTTGAGTTTTCAGAAGATCCATGAACAGTTCACTGAAACGCTTTCTCAGTCTTGCTACAAATTTCTGGAACTTTACTTCGTCCCTAGTAATTTCAGCAGCACGGCCGATATTGAATGTAGTCTCAGTTTCAAGTCTCGATGAGGGCACGTTCAAAGCTTTGTAGAGCTTCTTCTGGAAGTATTTTACATCTTCCAATTCACCGAGATTTTGCCCGCCAGGAAGAGTAGAAATTTCTGTACCGCGCCCTCCCTCGCGGCGGGGTAACCAGAAGTCCTCCAACATGGACATAAACTTCTTGTCATCCTTGATCTCACCCGTATTAGCATCGTAAACCATTTTGTTACGATAGCGACTCATAACCTCACGCAGATATTGCTCTGCTTTATTTTTAGGAAGATTACCAACATCAATATAAAAAATTCTACGCTCTGGTGCTCTGCTCAAACGATAGATCACCAAAGAATCTTCGATCATACGAAGTTGATTGACTGCCTTAATCGCCTTATGAAGGTGGGAAAGTGTCATGTTTTTATTCAGGTCTTGAATGCCTGAGTGACAATATGTCACGGAATCAGGAGCAATCTTCATACCCTGATTAGTAGAATTTTTCAGACCCTTTGGATTATAGAGAAAATACTCTGCACTTTTTCTAGTGAGTTGAGTATTGATATCTACACCACGCAGTTCTTCTGGTTTCCTTTGTTGATACTCAGTTACCTTGCGAATCTTACGAGGATCAATGTAACGCAACTCGGTAAGTCCACCCCTAGGATTTTTAGGGTCAATAATTTTATGGTAAAATAATCTACCATCAACATACCAACGACGAAAGATTTCATATGAACGATTTTCAAAATCTAGCAAACGAAGAATTTGACCAAACTCTTCTCTGATAAGTTTTTTAATCTTTTCAGATGATTTTAAATTAGATAACTCAACTTCTACGGGTACATCATCAAAATTGCCGCAGATAGTTTCATTTACAATATCATCGACAGCACTATCACATTCCGGTTGCAGAACCATCTCTCTATAACGAGAAATGAGTTCATGTTCATTGCGAAGAGTTCCATCAAAATCAACGGAATAACCATAATAACCGCCACCTACAATAGGTTGCGATCCATCCATCGAATCCTTTTGTACAAAAGAAGGACCCTTTGGTTTTTTTTTCGCCCTCTCTAGCGAAAATCCAAATAATTGTTGACCTGCCATTACATCACTGTGGGGTATACTTTATTTAGTCTGATTATTAATGCTTGATCATAGACCTACTATCATCTCTCTCTACCATACGGTAGTTCTGATATTCAAATTGAACTGTAAATTCTTGAACCTGATCATTCGATCCGCTATCTAGTTCAATAGCACCGACCATTGTTGGCCATAACCCATAGAACTTATATGCTGTTGGAATTTGAGGTCTGTCGTGATTTTTATTCCACTTATCTCTATAGTAAGTATCGAGTCTCAGATCTCCAAAGAAATGAACATTATTTTTATCGGTATTGTACATGTAATTATTATCGACATGCCTCATTCCTTTATGCCAATCTAAAAATGTATTTCTTGCTACATGTTTAGAATCATTCATAAATGTAAGTGTCAAAGGTTCAAAAACTCGTTCGCCCGGTATTTTATATCCCATACCTCTGTACGGAACATCAATTGATGCAACCTGAGAACCGGGTAATAATGCGCCACGGCAAAGAAATTTCAAGATTCTTTTTCTTTCTGAATTTTGATCTCCTCTACCACCTAGACCATACATAAAGAATTCGCGTGGCAAATAAACGTGAACTGCAAAAAGATTAGTTCTGGCAAGTCCACCTAACTTATCAAGTTGAGATTTGAACCTTGTAATACTTGTAGTCATCTTTGCCTCATCTATTAAAAAGGTCCCTAGTGGGACCTTTTAAAGTTCCTTAATTATTTAGGAATTTATGCGTAAGTTTCTTTCCAATGGGAAATTTGGAATTCAACTGTGAATTCTTGAATTGCATCATTACTTCCCCAATCCAAATCAATTGCAGAGATTGCACTAGGATATGCATTTTTAAATTTGTACTCAACAATATTACTTTGAGTTCCACGTCTAGACAATTGTTTAACTGTCATATCTACATAAGTGTCATCTGCACCCTGACCTTTTTTGGGTGTCGTTACTCCGAGCTCGGAGAAGTTGTGATCAGTCTGTTGAATCATACCAATCCATATTTCAAATGCGGATCTTAGTTTATAATCCTGATCGTTCATGATAGTAACAGTCCAAGGTTCAAATGTTCTATCACCTGCAATTTTTAACATACGACCACGAAAAGGAACTTCCACTACACCAATTGTAGATGCGGGAAGTTGCGCTGCCCTACACATGAACTCACTCAACTCCAGCGACTTCGCTCCTTGATATTTACCGCCAGTATTTTTTTTCCAATTGACGGCAGCCTTTACACCTGCTGGAAGGTCAAGTCCAACTTTAAATAAATTAGGTCTTGCTAATCCAGCAGTGTCAATAACTGTACTCTTAAAAGTTGAAATACTTTGATTTTTTGCCATTTTGATATACCTCTAATATTTGTTGAAAAATTAATTAATTACTTCTCTTCTACAGTCCAGTGACTATACTGCCACTCACATGTAAATTCTTCAACTGCATCGTTTGAAGCAAAATCAAGATCAATTGCAGACATTGACGATGGGAAAGCATTATGGAACTGATACTTTCTAGCCATAGATAAATCATCAGTTGCCTTAGAATCTCGTTTGAAGGCAACTACAGTTAAAGTCGTAGTGTAATCTAGATTACCTGTTTTAGTGTAGTTGGTTTCGAGATCTTGAATATCTTTAATCCAACTTTCGATGAATTTTCTAACTTCAAATTCTTCGGTATTCATGATGGTAGTAGACCAAGCATCAAAAGTTCTATCCCCAGGAACATTAAACACCCTTCCTTGAAATGGAATTGCAATAGTTCCGATATTAGATGCGGGAAGAGAAGTTGCTTTAATTAGAAATGAAGATTTTGCCGGAATAGTTTTACTCGACAAATTAGTGTTCGTTCCTAACGTCACCTTAAATAGGTTAGACCTGGCGAACCCTGTGTCGATCTTGCTCTTGAAGTCACTCAAAGATTTTTTTGCCATATAATTAACCTACTACGATTTGTACTTGTCTACGAGTATTTATAAAAACAAAAAAATTGAGACCCCTTTTTAGGGAGGTCTCAAAGTAGAAGTTATGTGTAACTTATATCAGCTAACGACTTCAGCGAATGAAATGCCGGAGCGAGTCGCAATGAAGGAGAGTGTGATATAGTTAATCGTTCTTGTCGGTTTTACATAAATCTCAGCAAAGAACTCACCACGATCAACTGCCTCAGGCGGGTTGTTGGATTCGTCACACTTAACGAGGAAGTCAGTTACACCACGACGACCTTGAACCATCTGCATATAAGGTTCTACGATATTCAAGAAGAACCCTCTTTGCGCCTCATCGTTCTGCTCAAACAGTTGTGTCTTAGCAGCTTGCTCGATGAATCTTTCGATGGTCAGGAACAGGCGGCGAACATTGATTCTGTCGAAGGCAGAAGCAAAGGCCAGAGCAGTCTTATCACCATACAGAACGGTGCCTTGACCAGGGAAAGTTACAATCGGGTTGACTCTGTTAGCATAGAGTTGATCTCTCTGTGCTTTGTTTGGAGTATAACCCATCTTGATAACGTTTCTCAATACACCCCGAGTGAAACCTGCAGGAGAGAACCAAGGATCTGCGAGAAGATTTGTTTGTACACACAAACCAGCGATATCTGAGTTGCAAGGAATATAACGATACTTGTCATTATACTTGTCATAGACATACTTATAACCAGAATCAAACATCATGTAAGAACTGCTAGGTAGAGTCTTAAAGAATTTTACGATGTTATCGGTGACGACCTGAGGATCGGTAACACCAAGGACATGTCCACGACGAGGAGAAACATAAGCAACACAATCCTTGCGGAGATCAACAACTTGCATGATCGTATTGACCTTAGACAGACCAGAAACATCGGTAGTTCCAGTAGGACCAGTCAAAATAAAGTCAACAGTAACTGCCTCACGATCAGCAATCAAGTCATAAGACTTAGCAAGATCGGTGTTGGAAATATCATAGAAACCGCCACTGACGCTATAACTAGTTCCGCCACTAAGTCTATAGTAATAAGAAGCGTTGTTCTTAGAACCAACAGCAACATTACCTGCAGGATAACTAATACCACCAGCAGCAGAACGAAGTATATTAAATTTACGATTTTCTGCAGAAGCTCCCCAGTTACCATCGGACGTATTGGTGTTTGCATCATGAACATCAGTCTCATGCTCACCCCAATAGACATATGCAGACTTAACTTTAATTACCTGAGGATAATAGTTGTTTTCCCCAACACTTGTCTTAGCATCAGATGCCTTAGAAACGTTCAAGAATCTCTCAAGTAAAGTTCCAGGAGTACCAGTCAGTTTACCATCGATATCAATAACGAGAACGTGAAGTTCGTCACGGAATCCTCCTTTACTTGCAGCATATTGGGAAGTGCCAGGACGAGCAGCAACAGAGATCCATTTTGCATTAGGAGCATATTCACGCTCTTGATATTCTTCACGAACGGTAGTAATTACTACTGAAGTGGAGTTTGTATCTGTAACAGCATCACTATCTGCAAAATCGATGCTATCCTTGTCTTTGATGATATAAAGACGACGCTCAATACCAGAAGTAGCAATAACCGCAGTGTTTGTACCCTGAGTTACAGTTTGACCATCAGCAAGGATACCAGTAACACCACCAGAAGGAAGACCGATTTCCAGTTTCTTATTAGTAGCATCCCACGCAAGAACAGTAACTGCTTCTGCAGAACCGCCAATATCAATAGTGGTAGAAGTTCCGGGCACAAATGTACCTACGATAGTATCTACATCAAGAACAATGCTATACTTAAATACTTCACCAGCAGCACCAGAGGCAGCAGTCAGTGCTTCATCAGCAACAAACTCATGCTCGTTACCGGAACCAGGAGCAGGAAGAACAGCAATATGATCAGCACCAGCATCAGTTACGAAAATGCCAATTGAGTTTCCATCAGTACCGGGTGTTCTAGATGCCCAAGTCCAGGTGTTGGCAGCGATCTCAAAGGAACCTTCGTAGTTGTCAAGATTTTTAATCAGAGGAGCAGTGCCTTGATCGGCAGCATTCTTAAGAGCAGTATCAGTAACTCTTACGACCTTAAGAAGACCACCATAAGAAAGAAAGTTTGCTGCGGTGAACCAGTATTCATAGTTATAATCGTTGGGTTCACCAAACTTTTCAACGAGTTGTGTTTCAGAAACAATGTCTACAATTTCCTCTACGGGACCTTGTTCAAAAGGACCAGCAAGAAAACCAACATTCGCTGTTGGCACTACGGCTGTTGTAGTTAGATCCCTTTCCTGGATAACTACCCCAGGCGATAATTGGTTAGATGCCATCGTGATATACTCCTAAAAGTTCCGTTATCGGTTGTCTAGGATTATTTATATTTTTGGAACCTTATCTAAACTCCCACATATAGGACTTATCACCGTACTCCGCGACCTGCCATACGTCTCCCTGAGCATCTGCGAAGTATTCATCTTCCATCCCATCATCAATGAAACCAAAGGGTGCCATGTCTTGTTCTATGTTTTCTCTTTGATCATCGTAAATGCGTTGACGAACATCATTGTCATGCATCTGTTTAAAGTATTCCTGCATTGCCATCCAAGCAAAGATAACAAGACACATAGCAAGGTCATCGTTACATCCGTCTTCTGCGGCAAATGATTGACCCTTGACAATGAATGTAGTCAGTTCTGCGATCGTATCGTAATCTGGAATGATTAATTTGTCCTCTTCAATGAGTGCCTTGAGGTTAGAACATCCAACTTGCTTCACAGCAGTAGACATCTTGACACCCAGTTGTGTCTTCTTACCAGAGAAACCCTGACCCAACTGTTGTCCTGCGCGACCGCGCATTGCTGCCATCAACAAATTCTCATACTCCAAATCAAACTGAATGATATCTGCAACCTGTCCACCGATATCATTCACTTCACATAAGATATACGCATTATTATAGTTCTTTGCAACATCAATAATGACGTTGGGAAAGATAATAGGTTTGATTTCATTGTTTTTATATCTAGCAACCATCTCATATGGTACTGTCGTAGTATCCATTACACAGAATGCAGAATAATCTTGACTTGTACCACGCGCAACGTCAACCGTTATGATATAGTTGTGATCTGATTCAACACGTTTGTAAATAGCAAGTCCTTTATTTTGTGCAATTGGATCATGATATGGCATGACCCTTAGTTTGCTTGGACTAATTAGAGTATCAACAGATCCTAAGAACTCACATTCAAATTCGACCTTGAATTGTGATTCAGAAGTATTTTTAATTGTTTGTTCTTTCCATGCAGCATCTCTACCGGGAACTGCAGACCAGTGAACCTCTGTTGGAATATATTCGTTCTTACTTCTTTCAGCATCATGCCAAAGTTTGTAAAACATATTCATCCCGTGTGGGGTAGAAATGATAATTACTTTGGTAGATTTACCAGATGAAATAGTAGGATAAACAGAAGCAAAGAACTGGTCAGCGATATGATTCGGAACGAACGCGAATTCGTCCAGAAAAATGACATTAAAAGACATACCCCTGATGGCACTAGAAGAAGTAGATGCAGCCATGATTTTGCTTCCATTCTCCAGTTCCAGACTACCTCTGTTCCATTGGAGGATTCCTTGCTGGAGCCATTTGGGGAGGTTTTCATAACTCAGTTGTAATCTTTGCAGCATCTCACGAGAAGTTGCTGCTTTGTTTGCTAGAATTGCGACATTAACATTCGCATTAAAAAGAACATACCACAACAGATAACTGGTAACGATAGTAGACTTACCAGACTGTCGCGGTAATTTTGCAATATTGAATCGATTTTCATGAAATTTGTCTACCATCTCCTCTTGAAAATCATACATGTCAAAAGGAATCAAACCTTTATCAAGAGAAACAATTCTAATGTATGTTCTAATAAAATAAACAGGATTTTCAGAGCACTTGATAATTTCCTCAATCTGTTCCGGAGTAAACTCTTGTTTTACATTAGCTTTAATTAGATTGGGATTACCAAGATATTGTTCAGCGTTAGTCATGTTTTACAAAGTGATTTTCAATTGCTTCAATACGCTCTTCGGCGTGTGCAATGATATCCAGTTGCTCTTGAATTGCACCAAGAACATCAGGATGTTCACCAATACCTACAGGGTGGTGTAAATAGATTTCTACATTTGCTTTTGCTTTTTTGATATCACCTTCGGCATTAGCACGAAGTGCATCCAGCATATTCTTTCTAAGATCGCAACTCATACTAATGTCCCCTTTTCTCTACGAATTTCTCTTAGTGCTTCAAGGTTCATATCTTTAGTGCCACCATCATATGCATGAGCATATCCTTCTTCGATCATTTGCTCGTTAAGCGACACGTCTCCGTCCCCAATGTAAAGCCAACCAAGAAGACGCCCATATTTACCGACGCCACCAACAAGTTCAGTCCTAACAGACAACTCATCATCACCAGCGATAGTCGATTCCAGTTTTTCTTTGAGCCAGTTGGTTGCGTCGATTCCAAGAGCCTTCTCCTCTAAGTTTTTCGTTCTTTTTTCTGGCGTATCAACGCCTGCAACTCTAACTCTTTCTTTCTTGTATAAATCAAACCCAAGATCAATAGTGACATCAATAGTATCACCATCAAGGACACGGTTGATCTCCGTCACTCGGAAGTTGTAGCAGCTCTTCCTGCTCGGTGGTGTCATTGCTCCCATCTTTTAACTCTGCAAATGCTTGTCTTAGTATGTATACGACTACAAACAATGCACCTGCAACTGCAAGTATCACACAGATAATTACTGACCACACAGGGTCGTTAGCATTATCTAGAGGACGTAATAGTAAATTCATAGTGCAATTTTCATCCAAGGTAGTATAGGAGGTATCACTCCAATGAGTCTAAGAAGACCCTCAGCAAAAAGTGCGAGAACAACCCAACCAACACACATACTGATAATTCCAGCGTTACGATTATGCTTTCGTATGGCATCATCAATCATCTCCTGGCATTCTTCACGAGTGATACAGTGAGTTGGTTTAATTTGGTCCATCCGATGTGTCATGGTTTCGTATGAATGGTTCCCAGTGCTCCCAACCATATTTATGTATTGCCCACATTCCTATTACAGGAACAAAGACTAGACACCATGCCATGAGTCCTAATCCATATGGATTATTTAATACTGCTCCACAGAATCTAGCAAACTGTAACATTATTCAAAAAGAGATAAGAGGAAAAGAAACATTCCAAAGAGGCAAACAACCCCCGTTAAAAAGAATGGAAAGTATTCAACTGGGGTAAGCATTACCTAGTCCCCATACAACAAATAGTGCTATGAAACTGAATATAAAAAATCCTGTTGCTCTTACGTTAGAAACTTTTTCCATGGATCCTCATTGTGAAGGCAAGATTTGGGGTGTACCCAATTACTATTTACTTCTTCCAGCATCATCTTGAGTTGCTTATTTTCGAGTTTCAACATATAGATCTCATGTCTTAACTTTTTAATCGGATTCATAACGGTTCTTCCATAACTCCAGGAAATATCGATCGACTTCGTATAAGTCAGAACGACTAGGTGCAATAGTATCTATGTCTTGAGCCCATGACATACATATATCTCGCATTTCTGGTGTTATACCCTGAGGTAAAAACATTCTACCAAATGATGACATGGCAAACGCAAATCGCATTCTAATGCGCTGTTCCATTTCCTGAGTAGGCGTCGGTTTCATAATAGTTATTCTCACCTTTTCTGTACCCGAAATATGCGGTGGCACATAGAAACGGTAATGTTCCGAAAAGTAGGACATGTGCTAAAGTCATCTTACGTTGTGTCCTCCGAACATATACCTCATACCATTCAAAATCTTGGACCCGAAAGCCGCGAGACCGCGTGAATCAAATCTTTGATAAAGGGCAGTAGTAATGACAGGAGCGGGTACACCCAAATCGACAGCGGCATGAACAGTCCAGCGACCCTCACCGGAGTCGGAAACTCCGCCAGTGAATCGTTCAAGTTCATGATCGCCCCGAAGTACATCAGCAGTAAGATCGAGAAGCCAACTGCCGACCACACTACCACGACGCCATAACTCAGCAACTTCAGCAGAGTCAATATCATAACAATAATCTTTCGGATTCTCCATTGGAGCAACCTCAGCATCGCCTTCTTTAATATAAGCTGACCCAACATTAGCTTCATGCAGGATATTAAAGCCTTCGGCGTAGGCTTGCATGATTCCATATTCGACTCCGTTATGAACCATCTTTACGAAATGACCTGCGCCAGGTCCACCACAATGCAACCAACCGTACTCAGCAGATGTTGCCCTGCTGTATGGATCTGTCCGTTCGGCACTTGAAATACCTGGTGCGAGTGACCTGAAAATGGGGGCACATACAGATACTGCTGTATTTGTACCACCAACCATAAGACAGTATCCGCGCTCCAAACCAAAAACTCCACCGCTAGTACCGCAATCAATAAATTGGATACCAAGTTTGGCCAACCTTTCTGCTCTCCTGCGAGAATCTTTAAAGTTGCTATTGCCATGATCAATAATAATATCCCCGTCGCTAAGTAATGGTAGTAACTCATTGAGTGTGTCCTCTACTAATTCTGCAGGAATAACAAGTTGAAAAATTCCAGGACATTCTCCGGCAGAACCTCCACTACCATGTACTACTTGAACAAGGCTTTCCAGATCAGTGGTAACTCCACTAACATAACCTGCTTCATACGCTTCTTGAGCCTTTGCATAGTTTCTCCTGTAACCCCAGACTTCGATACCTTGTTTCATCATACGGCGAGACATACCCTCGCCCATTCTTCCCAATCCAATGATCCCAACTTTCATAATTTAACACGCAAATGGTCTTGCCGATTGACGGCGATGTTTTAGTTCTGATGCAAGTTCGCCAAGTTCTGTGTAGATCGCATCCCCGACCATATAATGTCCTTGACGATGCTCAACACATTCTATGATTTTGTCATAGTCTTGCTGCGAAAAGTCGGGGAAAAATTTTTTCATCATTTGATTAAATCCATTGACTTATGTATCTCACTCCACATGTACAACGCCAGTCATACCTGCACCCTGATGAGGACCACAAAAGAAATTATAGTCACCTACGTCAGCAAATACAACGTCTTGTGTTTCGCCAGGAGCAAACAGTAGTGCTTCTCTAGAAAGATCTGCACGACCTTCTACAATGATATTATGAGGAGGTAGTGCTTCATTGACAAAATGAACTGTGTCACCTGCAGAGATTGTAATCTCATTCGGTTCAAATACTAGGTTGCCACCATGACCCATTGAGACATCAACTGCCCATGCAGGTAGAGCGATGAAAAATGAAGCAATGAAAGCAATTAGAATTCTCATAAAAAATATGCAACTACACTATCTATGACTGGACTTTTAGTGCATGTCCTTTAACTGTCAGGCATCGCTGACTTCTTCATCAGACTATCTAATTGACCTTCAACATACCCTCTTCTATACTCCCAAGTTTGACCACCAATTGATCCTCTCTGAGGATTAATACACTTTGTATAGTCGGGATTTTCTTTACTAATATTGTTGCAAACCAAACCAGCAAGATCTAATTCATTCCCCATCTTTCCAGTACCAGTCCACATGTGCTGCCCATTTAACCAAACAGCACCACACTTCTCACATTCTTTCCTTTCCATAGAAAAAGATGAGACTTCTTTTGGATCAGTCATTGCTGCAGTATCCTCGTGGTATAGTTTTACCTATTTATTGTACCATACTGATACAATTTGTCAATATATTAGCAATTCCAAGCACGCAATGACTTCGACAGACGGTCATCTCCAGTGTTGTTGGAGGGTTTCTGTCTCTTTCTCATGCCCTTCATTCTAGCGCAGAAGGATGACCTGCGCTTATTTCCAACCTTCTTGCTTGGTGCCTTAAGGTCTGATCCAGGATTTTCCTTTTCATAAGACTTTCGTCCTTTTTCGTTAAGTCCGCCTGACTCGGACTTACCCGACTTTTTTGTCCAGGCTGCTCCTTCATTCGTTACTTCTTCGGGTACACAATTTGGAACTTCTTTACCATTCTTTTTCTTGGTTCCTTTTGCTTTATATCCATCCCAACATGTAGAAGCACCAACATTTTCGCGTGCTTTCTTCATTCCTTCCATTACATCATTCCAAGTCTTACCCTCAACATTTAATGTTTCTGGATAATCCTTATCGCCAGGTTTAGCAGGTTTTTCACCGCGCTTCCGTTTAGCGTGAATGT